CCTCGCCATAAATTGCCTCCAGGATTTTCTTTAGATAACTGCTGATATCGGCCAAATCAACTCACCCCTCCTAATCTTCCAGCATCCAGTCGATGGCCAAAATTTCCTCCCCGGACAGGTTCCCCGCGACATCATCATACTTCGCCGTCATCAGCTCCACCTCATGCTCCATCTCGTTGAAGGGGGCCAGCTCGTCGCAGAACTGCTTGAAGTTGGGAGAATCCATTTTGAGGATGTAGGTCGGCGCTCCATGCTCGTCCTTGCCCTCTTCGCCATACTTCTCGATCAGGCTCCGGCGGATGGTCTCATACTCCACAAGGGAATTAGAGAGAAACCGGTAATTTCGGGCGGCAATGTAGCCGATCTTATCCCGCCGGGAGAGTAGAGGCTTAAGCGAATGGAGCCGCTCAAATACCTCTGAGTTTTTCAATGTTTTCTTCATGGCATGTCATTCTCCTGTTCCTAAATCCAGACCTTGGACAGTCGCTCCGCTAAAATCCACATATCCCTCAAAGTAAACAACACCGCCGGTGTTTCTTCGGCCAATGGTGATATAGCCTCCACAGGGACTGTAAATATCGATGTACGGCGCATCACCCTCGTAATACTCAATCGCCAGCATATGGAACCGTCGCTCCCCGTATGGGCCATACAGATTAAAACTTCCGTAATCGCTCCCGGCGATGATATTGAACTCTTCGCCATAAAACTGCCCACCCTGAATAACGGGGGAACGAATTTCTGTGGGCCCTATGTAGGTAGACCGAATATAACTTGGCATTTCAATGGAATCGGCCAGCTTATAAGCCCGGTCCGCCCGATCATAGGCCGTCTCTGCCTCCCACATTGCATCATCCGCCAAATTGTAAGCATCGTTGGCCATGGAGTAAGCCGGATTGTAGGCAAGATTCGTATTGCTGACACTGGACCAGTCAATCACACTCCCAGCGCCCATGCTGATTTGGCCGTTGATGGTAATGCGGCCTGTGGAACTGACCGCGAAGGTGATCTCCCCAGTGCTTCGGTTGGTAATGGTGATTCCATAAAGATCCAGATAATCGGAGGCAAATTTGGTTCCGTTCATCATACTGTTGCCATAACGGTCCAGGAAGTCCTCGGCCTGCACCACGCCCTTGAAATCTCCAGTGGCCGCCACCAGCTGACCGCCAAAGGTCCCGTTGGCGCCGGACAGGGTGCCCGCAAAGGTGCCCCGCCGAGCGTAGAGGTTGCCCTGCTCGTCCACGGTAAAGTTACCATTTCCGATGTCGATGGAGCCCTTCTTCATGGTCAGCGTGCCGGTCTCCATGTCCAGGGAGAAGTTCCCGCTGATGTCCTTGAGCATACCCGCGCGAATGATATCAGCGCTCAGTACGCCCGTATTGACATAGTTGGCTACGATAGAGCCGTCCATGGTGATGGCCAGCCCATAGGTCTTTCCGCCGTCATTGGAGTACCCCAGACCATTCATGTTCCACTTCCAGAGCTTATCGGCCTTGGTATAGTCCCGGACATTGGAAATATACAAAGTGTCTGAGCCATATTCATCCCGGGTGATGGTGATGTAGCCCGTAGTGGCCATGTTCATGATCTCGGTGGCATTCTCCTGGGCCTCCTTGAGAATGGAATGGGCCTTGGGGAGATTGTCAATCTTCTCCAGCACCGCGGCGTTGGTCTGGTTGTTGACGCTGGTGAGGCTGACCTGCACAGAATCCCCCATTTTGAACTGGGTGTTCTCCGGATGATCCAATGGGATCTCCAGCTTGGTCACCGGAAACAGGCGGTCCAGACCGTGGGGACGGGAGATGACCCGGATTTCGTCCAGCAGCTTGACCGCCTCGGTGTTCACATCCAGATAGTGCAGGTCCAGGGCGCTTAGTTCCAGCTCCAGATTGTCAAACTGAAGGTCGGCCAAATACTCCTTGGCCTTCTCCAGCAGAACCGCCGGGTCGCTTACATCGTCCCAGGTAACCGTCTTGACGATCCAGCCATAGTTCTTGACCGCCTCGTCTAACTGGACATATAGACTTCCGTTGTTCACGCTCTCTACCGTCAAATAGGCATCCAGTGCCTCGATGGGGCTCTCGTCCAGCCGGTTACCCAGGGGCACGATGGCCGTGGCATACTCAGTGGAATCCCAGTTTCGGGTAAAGTCAATAAGATTGGAGCCGAACTGAATAACCTGACTGCAAGTGTCGGGGTAGTCCTCCAGATAGTCAAGATAACGCACCCCGTCCACCTTCCGAACCCGGAGATGACCGCCGTAGGTCTCCACCAAGGCATTGAGCAACTCCATAGTCTTCTCATAGTTGGTGTAGTAGGTAGGGAAGTTTTCATCCACCACCGTCACCGCGCCAAGGACAAACTGCCGGTTGGCGCCGACCTTTGCATTGTGGACGGAGATCAGCTGCTCCAGATACTCCCGGACAGATTTTCCGGCGTACTCCGCCGGAGGCTGTACCGAGTCGTTGAAGTACGCGAGTTCCCCCTCACAGTAGAGCACCCGGTTGTTCCAGAAGTCCTTACTTTCTGAGAGCACACGCCCAGACCAAATCTCTTCCCCATGCTTTTTCACGGAGATCTCCGTGACCATACGGATGATGGTGTCATAGGCCTTGTTGGTGTGGGGAAGCGTTAGCTCCAGAGAGCCTGCCGTACTGTCCTCCAGCGTCAGCTTGGGGTTTACGACCTTCATATCGTCCAGCGAAAACACATCGTTGTAGATGCACACGCCATCCGCATAAATACTATACATCGGTCACAACCTCCCAACTCTGAAGTCCACAGACACCGTCCCGGTCCCAGTGTCACACCACAGCTCCAGGGTCGCTCCCTGGTCACCGAAGAACACAAATTCCGGGAACTGGATGATTCCATCGGTAAGCAGCTTAGTTTCGTCCAGCCCCAGTGTGGGATTGACAAACCGGATATGCACACCCCGCTTGTCAGAACTTGTCACGAAAAATTGAGGACAGACCGGAGCCCTTCCAAACAGATCTGCGGCCAGCTTGACGGTTTTCTTGACAGTGGTCACGGCGATGTTCTTGAAGAGAGCAAGCCGAATCACGCCATTTTGAAAGTTGAAGGGGTCCCACAGCCAGTCGTCCGTCGAGGACAGGAGCGACCACTTGTAGGGCCCCACATCATAGTCAATGGTGATGCGCGACCAGTCCTTTTCCGACTTCCAGGCATTGACGGTGAACCGCCCTTCATAGAAATACTCTGGGTCATCTTCCAGCACCGCGCGCAGCTTTTGCCCGTGCAGGTAGTCCATGATGTCGGAATAGGCCATATGCCAAGGCTTGAAGTCGTTCATCACAATAAACTCAATCGAGCCCGTCCGGTTCTGATACACCGGATACCCGGTGAGAGACTGGGATAAGTCGATCACCCCATCCCCACCGGGTATATCCAGCGTCGTCACCTTCTGGGCCGGAGGATTGAAGAGAGGCCGAGAGGAGGGGACAAGCCTCCAGTCGTCCCAAGAGTTTTTATCCCCAAAGGTAACCGAGTGGTACAAGCTTAGTTCCCCCTTCCTCTGCGTGCCGCCCTCTGTCCGAGGGCATTGTCCATAGGCCCTGCCATCTCACCGACCAGAGTACCGGTATCCAGCACGACCCGCATCCGCTCTATCCGCTCTGTCATTTCCGCCATTTCACTGCGCAGAGCACGGAGCTCCTCCACAACATCGTCGTTGTTCACATTGACCGTTGTTCCACCATTTCTGCCAGACTCGGCAAACGCCAAACTAGCTTGCCCGGCAAGTCCAATGGTCCGCTGCGGATAGAATAGACTGTCGAGCTGCTCCGCGCCGTGCATCACATTAGAAAGGTCAAGCACGGGACGAATTGTAGGCTGGGTATCCATGTCGCCATTGAGAAGGTCTGCCACAATGGACATGGCGTTGGAGAGCCCATCCGTTGCATAATCCGCCATATTAGCGCCTGCGGCATAGGATTTCTCCGCATAATCCGCAAGGCCATTCACAAAGCCGAGGCCCGTGAAGTTACCCAGCTCCCGGAAAACCCGGGAGGGAGAGTTGATCTCCAGTGTGCTCTTGACTGCCTCCACACCGGCGAGCGCCATATTGGTCAACTCGTCCAGGAAAGTGGATTTCGACATGGCAACGCCCTGCGCAAGACCAGCGGGAATCTGTTGACCTGTTTCGGTCCATCCGGCTTCGGACAGGATCTTTGTAGCAACCGCAGTCATTTCCTTCATCTCGGCCTCGGTGTCCTTTTTGATCAGGCCCACATTTTCCGCAAACTCTTGACGGAGCGACGCCAGCTGACTGCTGGTATCTGCCTCCAACTGAGCCATTTCTTCCTGCCAGGTAAGCCGATACTCCTCCAGTTCCACTTCGGCATCGACGCGCAGTTGAGCGATTTGCTCCTGGGTTTCGATGCGCATACCTTCCAGCTCACTGACGGCCTGTTCCCGGGCCTGAGCATGCTTGATGGACCAGAGAGACACGTACTTCTCCAGTTCATCGTCGCTCATGGAGTTGAGCGCCCGGATCTCCTCGATAGCGGAGGGTCCCATCTCCTGGAGCTCGGAAATCAACTCCGAGTCAACGCCCCTTGCAGAGAGCTGACCCAGAATATCCTGCCACTCGCCAAACTCCTGGACCTGCCCCTCCAGATTCTTCATCAGCGTGTCACTGCTGACCGCCTCCTTCTCCGTCACCTCGTCAAAGAGGCCGTAGGACTGATAGAGGCTGTTGGTGCGGGACTCCACAGCGTTCTGGTACTGGTCATTCAGAGACTGAATATCCCGTTCCAGCTGCTCATTGATGGATTGGACTTTGTCGGCATACTCCTGCTCCAGCTGAATGCGCTTCTGATTGGCGGATTCCTGAACCTCCTGCACATCGGCGATGTACTGCTGCTGAGCCTCATAGATCTCCTTCTCCAGCTGATAGACCTTCAAGTCCATCTCCTCGCGCTCTTCCGTACCGGCTGCATACCGGCTCTGGACGCGCTTATAGGCCGCCAGTTCATCGGCAAGGCTCATTCGACCGTAGTTCTTTTCTTTCTCGATCCAGTCCATGGAGTTCTGATAGGACTCGTCCACAAGCTGGTTACGAAGGGTATAGACCTTCCGGTCGATCTCCATCCGCTCTTCGCTGCCTTCCATGTATCGGGACTGCATCCGCTCATAGGCGGCCAATTCCTCCTCGGTGCTCAGGCGGTTGTAGTATTTCTCCTCCTCGATCCAGTCGATGGAGGCCTGATAGGTGGACGCCACCAGTTCATTTTGAAGTCGATAGACCTCACGGTCGATCTCCTTGCGCTCCTCAGAACCGGCTTTGTACTGCTTCTGAAGATTCTCCCATCCGGCCAGCTGATCTTTCAGGCTCAGCTCGTCGTAATAGGTCTTCTCGTCGACCCAGTCCTTCCAGGCGTCGATACCCTTGTTGCTGACATCGATAACTTCCCCAATCATGTTGGAGGTCGCCTGGGCGGCCGGGACTATGCTGTTGTTCACGCCAATAGCCAGGCCCTCGCCGATGTTCTCGCCCAGGTAGATAAACTCCCGGGAAGGAGAATGGCTGTCCAGGGCTTTCTTCGCCGCGTTGAGCGCGGCCAGACCCAGGCTGCGGCCCGCAGAACTGGAGGCGCCGAACTTAGACCGGATGCCGTTGACGAAACCCTGACCGGCATTCTCACCGGCGGTCTCGAACTCGGGCTTCATACTGTTGATTTTGGACGCGGCCGCTGTGACCACAGTCCCCATCGCTGTTTTCACAGTGTTGGAGGATGCTGTGATCGTGGTTCCGATGTTTCGCATCATCCCCTCGATCGCGTCCTCGATCACGATAACTTTGCTATCCACAATGTTTGCCATCGACTCCACGAGCGTCTCCATGGCGGAACTCGCCACAGAAATATTCGATGTAATGGAGCCGCTGACAGAGGACAGCATGCTGACCACGGCGCTGTTGATGGTGTCGCCGCAGTTGTAGAAGGCCTCGGTGAATCCGGAGATCCCGGTGTCCCCCATCTTCTTCATGCTGTCGGCGAAATTAGTCAGGCCGCTGGTGTTGATGCCGTTGACCCCTTCCGCCAGGTCGATCAGATCCCAAACCTGGGTAATGACGTCGGACAATTTGCCGATGTCGATGCCGGATACCTCGTTGTAGTAATCCTTCATGGAAGAGCCAAACTTAGAGATATCCGCGCCAAAGGAGGCCAAGGTCTGATCTCCACCGAACCACTGGTCAAACAGACTGCTGTCGGGAAGACCCGTCGCCAGATTGGACAAGGCGCTTGCGGCATTGGCCGAGGCCGTTACTGCTTCCGGCTTCACATCTTTAATGGCCTCCGCATAGGCGGCCAGATCTACCCCAAAGGCCGTAAGGTCATCTCCAAATGCGGCAAGGTCGGTTCCTCCCGTGAAGAAGGAGACCAAGCCGCCGGTATTGGGCAGCGTGTTCGCCAGTTCCACCAGGGCTTGCCCGGCGGAGGCAGAGCTCTCCACTGCGGTCGGGTTGATGTCGGCTACGGCGTCACTGTAAGACTTCATGGCCACGCCAAAGGGTACGATTCCGGCGGCAAAGGTCGCCAAGTCATTGCTTCCGTTGAAGAAAGCCATGACGCCGCCCACCAGGGGGAGAGACTCTTGCAGCCTTGCCAGCGACTGAGCGGCCACCGCAGAGGCAGTAATAGAGTTTGCGTTAATTTCGGCCACGGCATCGCCATAGGATTTCATGGCTGCGCCAAAGGGCACGATACCCGCCGCGAAAGTACCAAGGTCATTGCTCCCATTAAAGAAGGCCATCACGCCGCCAACATTGGGCAAATCGGCCTGGAGCTGCGCCAAGGACTGGGCGGCAACGGCGGAGGCAGTAATGGCCTCAGCCTTAATATCCGCCACAGCCTCTCCATAGGATTTCATAGCTTGGCCGAAGGGCACGATACCCTCTGCAAACTTGCCGAGGTCATTTCCTCCCGTGAAGAATTCCATGACTCCGCCGACCTGCGGCAAAGTAGCCTGGAGTTTTGCCAGGGACTGGGCTGCGACTCCGGACGCCTCAACAGCGTCGGCATTGATGCCGGCCACAGCCTTGCCATAGGACTTCATGGCCTCACCGAAGGGGATAACACCCTCCGAGAACTTGCTGAGGTCGTTCCCACCGGTAAAGAACTCCATGATGCCGCCCACATTGGGGAGGGATGCTTGCAGCTGAGCCAGCGCCTGAGCCGCCACAGCCGAGGCGGACACAGCCCCGGTGTCAATACCGGAAACGGCATCACCATAGGATTTCATCGCCTCTCCAAAGGACAGAACACCATCGGCAAATATGCCGAGGTCATTCCCACCGGTGAAGAACTCCATCACCCCGCCCACACTGGGGAGAGATGCCTGGAGCGCGGCAAGGGCCTGAGCCGCAGTCACAGAGGCGGACACCGCCCCCGTATCCATTCCGGTCACAGCATCGGCATAAGCCTTCATGCCCTCTCCAAAGGGAAGCAGGCCATTTGCAAAGGTCTCCAAATCGTTCCCACCGGTAAAGAAGTCCACCACGCCTCCAATATTAGGCAGTGAACTTTGCAGTTCCGCGAGGGCTTTCGCCGCCGTAGCGGAGGCCGTGACTGCTTCGCTGTCCATACCGGTCACACTGTCGGAATAGGCCTTCATCGCCTCTCCAAAGGGCACCAACTGATCGCCGAAAGTTTCCAGGTCATTATCGCCGGTAAAGAAGGCTACCAAGCCTCCGGTATTGGGGATGGTGTTTGCCAATTCCACAAGAGTTTTTCCGGCAACAGCCGAGTTAGCAACGGCATCTCCATCCAGACCGCTAAGCGATTTTGAATAATTCTTCATGGACTCGCCGAAGGAGGCTAACTGGTCACCGAACGTCGCCATGTCATTATCGCCAGCGAAGAAAGCAACAGCCCCTCCCGTGTTCGGAAGTGTGGCTGCCAGTTCAGACATGGCCTGCCCGGCAATGGCAGAGTTCTTCACTGCGTCCACATCCAACCCGGTCACAGCGTCGGAGTAGGCTTTGATTGCTTCACCGAAGGGCACCAGTTGATCACCAAAGGCGCTCATATCATTGTCGCCGGTGAAGAAAGCAACAGCTCCTCCTGTGTTCGGAAGTGTAGCCGCCATTTCTGCCATAGCCTTACCTGCGGTAGCCGCATTGGTCACAGCATCGGTATCCAGCCCCTTGATGCTTGCCGCAAACTTCATCATGGACTCGCCGAAACCAACCAACTGGTTTCCAAACTCGCCCATATCATTCTCCCCGGCAAAGAAACCAACAATGCCGCCACTGTTGGGCAGCGTCGCGGCCATCTCTGCCAAGGTTTTTCCAGCGATTGCCGCCGTGCTGACCAAATCACCGTCAAGCCCGGTAATACTGTTGGAGAACTGTACCATCGCCTCGCCGAAGGGGACAAGCTGCTCGGCAAAGTCGGATAGGGAAGAACCTCCAGTCAACCAAGAGGTCAGGCCCTCCAGCAAATCGGCAGCTGTAATAAGCAGAATCGCCTCAGTAAGTGCTTTAACACCGTCCAGCATGGAGGCGTCGATACTCTTTGCTCCGTTGATAAACGGCTGCACATTGGTCATAAATGCTCCGAGGTCGGCACCGATCTGTGGGAAGGAGCTGGAGACGCCACTCATAAATCCACCGACAATGCCCCCGACGAATCCGCCAATAGCGTTGCCGATGGTCTGCAACAGCTTGCCGCCTTCCCCGATCAGCCAATCGAGGCCCGGAATCTGAGCCAAGCCGCCAATGGCCGCCAGTACAACAGCGAGTTCTGCCATTACCACACCAAGCCCAAGCACCCCCACCATAGCAGAGGGGATCAGACCGGCCAAGGCACCGAGAGCCACCATGATACCGCTGAGAAGCCCGATTCCGGCAATACCCTTCAGAAGTGCATCGGTGTCGATGCTCCCCAAAGCAGATACGATTCCAGAGAAGAAGGACATCAACAGATTAACCACCGATTGGATCAGTGTCGGAAGATTGCGCGCCAAGCCGTCGATGATTTCGATCAGGAACAGCATGATGGAGTCAACGATCTGCGGTGTATAGGTCGCCAGGGCCGCGAGGACACCGGCAACCAGCTCTAAAGCGCCGTCAGCGATAGCTGGAACACATTCGACCAGAACATCGACCAATGTGAGAACCAACGCTTTAACCGCGTTCCCGATTGCCGGGGCCCCATTGGTAATGACCTCGGCAAAGGCGATGACTGCCTCGCCCAGTTGCTGAGCAATCGCAGGAATCAACGCGGCAATACCTGTGATGATGGACGTCAATCCGGCCACAATGATGGTCACGCCGGCGCCCAAAGAAGTAGCCAGGCCCGTAATACCGACTGCTATCGCAGTCAACCCAGTTCCCACAAGCAGCAGCCCCGCGCCAAGGCCAGCAATGCCAACGCCGATCAAAGCGAAAGCGCCACCCAGTCCGAGAATGGTGGGGAGCAGAGGGGTCAAGATCGCGCCAGCCGCACCAATCACGGTAAAGGCACCGGCAACTGTGATAAGCCCCTTTGCAATGGACTCCCAGCTCATGCTTCCAAGGGTAAAGAGCACAGGAGTCAGGACGGCCAGAGCGCCGGCAGCCACAAGCATGGCTGCGGAACCAGCCAGCGTCCCGTTCATGAAATTCAGACCGATTGCCAGTTCAGCCAAAGCACCGCCCATGGCAACAAGACTCTTTGCGATGCCTTCCCAGCTCATACCGCCCATTTTGCCAAGGGCTTCTGCCAGGACATTCAGCGCAGCGCCAACTGTAACCAGTCCTGCACCGGTTGCAATCAGGTTCTTCGGCATGGCCCGCATAGCGATGGCCACTTCCGCCAGCGCACCGCCCATCGCCAGAAGACCCTTACCGATCTCCTCCAAAGACATACTGCCAAAGTCCGCCATGGCGGAGGCAAATATCTTCATAGCCGCGCCAATCTCAATCATGGCAAGGCCGGTGGAGATAAGCCCCTGTGCGTTTCCGGTCAGTTTGGTGAAGGCGGTGATCTCCAGAAGAAGAGCCCCGATAGAGCTCAGCCCTTTGACCAATTCGCCCACATCCATCTGCCCAAAATCCTTACAGGCCGAGGCAAAGACCTTCATAGCGCTGGCCAGAACCAGGATTCCGGTCGCAGTAGCCACAGCGCCCTTGTTAATGGTGACCTTTTTGGTGAACAGAGAAACCTCTGCCATCAGGACTCCGACGCCAGTCAACCCCTTCGCCAATCCGGCAAAGTCCAACTGCGCCAAATCGGTGCAGGCAGAAGCCAGCATTTTGATTGCGCCGGCAAAGACCACCATCTGAGTCGTACCCTTAATAACGGCGCTGGAACCGCTCCCCAAAACTTTGGCGGCAGCAACCATCGCAGTCATCAATCCGGCGATTCCTGCAAGCGCCACAACCATCTGCTCCGGCTCAATGTCAGAAATCTTCTTCAGCGCGGAAGCCAGCAGAAGTACCGAGGCGGAAATTCCAATCATGGCCGTGGTTCCCTTGATAACACCCTTGACCTCTCCGCTGATACGGCTGAAAACCGCCATAGACGCCATCAATTCCGCAAACAGTACGGTAATAGCGCCAAGGGAGGCGGTCAGTTTTGCACTGTCGATCAGGGAAATGACCACGATCGAAGCCGCCAATACACCGATCGCCGTGGCAATCTTCAAAAGGGTCCCGGCCTTCAACTGGGTCTGATAGGCCTCAAAGCACCCACGAACACCGTCCAAGATACCTTTCACATTGTCGAGAAGACCCCCGACATCATCAAAAGATTTGGTCAGGCTGTTCATGAATTTGGTGATACCGATGGCGATACCGCCCAAAGAAATACCATTCAGCAGGTCGATGACCCCGCTGAAATCAGCGTTGCCAATGGCATCGATCAGAGTGGCGGATAGCCCGCCCAAAACAGCGATGATGCCGCTGGCAATGGTCTTTAGGCCATTGAAAAGGGTCTGGAACATTTGCAGGAACTTGCTGTTGCCAACAGCCGAATCCATGGTTTTTACGGCATCGTCAACGCCGAACCCCAAGCTGTTGAACGCATCAAGGACCTGTCCGATTCTGGTCTGGAGACGGCCCAACAGCTCCTGTAATGCCTCCAAACCAGGAACGGCAAAGACATTTCCAAGAACCTCAACAACGCTTTGAATCCCGGATACAACAAACTCCAAAACCGTTGAAATACCCTGGGCGACTTTGTTAAAGACTTCGCCTTTCTTTGCTGCGTCGTTAATACCGGTGAGGAAATCGCCGATCGTGGCGGTTACAGTGAGAATCCCGTCAGCCAGCGAGCCCATTCCGCCGGCCATAGGGGTGACAATGCTGAGGGCCGCCATAAGAGCCTGACGACCCAAGTCCAGAATGGAAAAGAGACCTTTGAAAGTCCTCTGCAATTTATCTGCCGTTTCATCCGAAATCGTCAGACGTTCGGAAAAGCTGCGCAGCGATTCCGTGAGAGCATAAAGCTGGTCGGAAGTGGCTGGAGGGAAGATGTCGCGGAATGCATCCTTGATGGGGGTGATGACACTCATCAACCCCTTGGCTGCATTCCAAACAGACTCGATTAGATTCTCTCGACCGGATGGCTTCAGAATCTTCTCCGTAAATTCATCCATGGAAATCGTTCCATTTTGAAGACCGGAACTCAGTGCCTCGATCTGCTCGACCATCTCCGTGGTGTATCCGGCAGCTTTCCGCTCTTCCTGCGACATGCCAGACATTTTACTCTGAAGGTTAAAGACTGCCTCAGAAAGGGTATCAGAAGAGATGATTCCATCCGTCAGGCCCTGCTTCAGCGCGTCAGTGAAACTCTCAGAATCGGCCACCAGCTGGTCAAAGGCGTCGCCGCTTTCTCTGGCCACTGTTTGGATTGACTCAATAAAGCCAGCCTCGTCAGCGATACCCTGGTCCAGCAGCTGTTTCCAGCCCGAACTAAGGCCGCCGCTGAGAAACTCATTTCTCGCCTGGGCAGATTCACTGATGACACCGCCAATGGTGTTGGAAATCTCGGTCAGCAGTTCCTTGGCTTCTTCAAAGTCGCCAACCAAAATCTCCCACGTCGCGGTCCATCCAGACTGCGCGCTTTCCTTCAGCGTGTCCCACAACTGCGTGAACGTCTTTACTTTGGTAGCGGCGTCTTCGGCCGTCTGCGCCATCTGAGCGATCTCTTTCGCCTGAGCCTCCGTAAACCCCTGCTGAATCAAATCCGCCTCGCTATATGCGCCGGCAAACTGCTTCAGGGTTTCGGTAAGTACCTCAGTGGTAAGCCATTCGCCCCTGGTGAGGGACTCCCGGAAAGAACCGTACATATTGATGGCATTCTGTGCTCCAGTACCCAGCAATTCAGAAGTCCGAACCAAAGCATCTTGGAACACTTTACCGCCCATGCCGGCGTTGACGACCGAGTTCCAGTCCATCAAAGAGACTTTTCCTGCGGCCAATGCCTGCGAAAGCTGATACATCGCCGTGGACGCCTGCTGAGAAGTGGAACCCGAAACAGCGGCCAGGTTTGCAATACCCTTGATGGAGTCAACTGAGGTCTGAAGATCCACGCCGGCCGCAGTAAAGGTTCCGATGTTCCGGGTCATCTCGGTGAAGTTGTAGATCGTCTTATCTGCGTAAGTATTCAGCTCGTCCAGCGCCCGGTTCACCTGCTGAAGATTGGTGCCCTCGTGCTGGGTGTTAGCCAGGATCGTCTGAATTGCGCCGATTTGGGTTTCATACTCCTGAAAACCAGTTTTGATCGGGTCGATCGTAAGGGCGGATACAAGCTGCTTACCTGTATTTATGGCGGAATTTGTGATATTGGAAAGAGCCGTCATGGCAACGACTTCAAACGCCGAGAACTTCGCCCGAACCGTCTCGACGGAACTGCTAAGGGCGGACATATCGCACTTCTTCGCAGCGGTGCCCAGGTTCTCAAGGCCTTTGGCAGCACCGTCCAGATCCAAACCCCGTTTGAGTTTGCCGAGTGTTGACAAACTGGTTTGCACATTTTGCTCAAACTGCCTGTTGTCAAATCGCATCTCGACGACTCTCTCGTCGATGGTCCTGCTCATGACCGCGTGACCTCCTTCCAAGCATAGTTCGCTATTTGGTCAAAAATGGGCTGGATAGCAGGGTTGATGTAATCTCTTCCCTGTACCCAGCCTCCGGTCCCAGTGCCGTGTCCGTATTGCAGGATAATGGCAATGGGAACTCCATTTTGAATGTTTGAATTGTGAAACGAGATGGTGACCGTGTTGTTCTTGTTGGTGATCTCGTAATACCAGGATGCTGCCGTTTCTCCGGAGTCGACAGGCGTTGCAGACGCAAGGGCGGCCACTCCTTCTCGGCCAAATTTATCCAAATCGCCGAGATGAACAGCTTCCTTCGCTCTTTCCAGAAATCGGGTCAGCTTGGAAAAATCGCCCTTGTGTCTGAAACGAATCACTGCCGGCTCCTCCTATCATTCAATTTTCTTAGGCCAGTTCTTGAGCGCCTCGACCAGCTTGTCATATCCCAGCATGGCCGCGTAGGCGGATAAAAGTCCGACCACAACGGCTGCAAACACCAAATACCAAGTAATCGCGATCCCTTGAATCTGCGCATAAGCGGCGCCAGCGGCCAGGGTCAGCACCTCAGCCACAATAAGCGCAAGGAAATTCGTGGGAATCTTATCCCACGTCACGGTCTTGAACACCTGCACTATGAGGTTGGTCAGGATCGTAACCCCGCCGATAATCATCAGCAGTGTCGAAATGACTTCCGTATAATTCATGACGTGTCCTCCTTAAATCGCCGGGCTCTCCACGGAGCCTACCGGCGTCTGTGAAACATTCACGTTGAAATTCGAGGCCTTTGCGGTCTCAAAAGTGATGCCGCCTTCCCGATGGTCCGATTTGCACAGGTTCAAATAGAAACTGCACACCACGCCATGTGCTGTCCAGGGGAGCCCAACCATAGCGCCGATCCAAGGAAGCGCCCCCATATACCCTTTGTAGACACAGTAAAAAGCCAATAAAAAACCGCCGATCGTCACGATCCACAGGAGCGGACGAATGTCAGCGATCATCCATTTTGAAAACTGTGTAAGATCAGGTTTCCTTCCGGCTTTGCCTCCGGCACGGCTTTTCTTACTTTTCATCATGCAAGCCCCACCATCTGCGCAAACCGATAGAAAAGCTGGGCCGCCTGCTCTCTTGTCAGGCCGGACGGCCACATCATATTCGGCTTTCCGTCAACCGTGGTGCCGTTTCCAGCAAAGAGCCCCACATTTTCAGCCCACACCCGAGCCTCTTCAGACCAGGTGCCGCAGTTATTGTTCTGAAGACCCTTGAGATAATTTGTCATGGCTGCACCAAACATCTCATTAAATTTCGTTTGATCCATATCGTCGTCCTCCCCAGACAGTTTTGCGTTGACCTCGGCGGCGATCTGCCCGTGCCGGTTGTAAAGCCAGTCTCCGGGGCAAGCCTTTGCTGCAAACCAGCGATGAACAGTCATGTTCTGCTTGTCCACCTGACCGATCAGCGACTTATCACCTTTCCAAAGCAGTTTCTTGATGCCATTTCTCTGACAGATGTCCACAAGAAGGGCAATCAAAGAATTGTAGGCCGCATCAGATACCGGCCACCCCTGGTCGGCTCCGCCGTTGTTTGCCACCTCAATCGTGATGGCGCGGTTATCATTAGAACTGGAAGAGGTGCACCAGGAACGGTTGCACTCCTCCACATAGAGCCCGATCCTGCCATCGCTTCCGATTCCATAGTTACTGCTCGCTTTCCGACTCGGATTGGCGAAAAGATTGCCGCAGGTTTCCACAGTCAGGTCCCCCGCCATACAGTGGATCGAAATCGTGTCGATCACATGATTCCGCTTTCCGGAATGATTGGGCGACAGCTTTGTGTAGGAAACCAATGGACTGTTGCTCATTGCAAATACGCCCTCCTTTCCGGCATATTGGTCATAATATTTCTGTCCGTAAGAGGCTCGCCTGGCCTTGGCCGTTTCACTCTGGTCTGCGGGGCGTTCAAACTGCACCAGCACCGCATCGGAGGCCGCCCGGACAGATGTGGCGGTCTTCAAGATGTTGACCAGAGAGGTGTAACTCTCGGTCAGTTCCTTCCACAGAAAATCCAACTGCATCTCCAAATCGCCAATGCTCTTTCCTCTGCTCAGAGCAAAAGCGAGAAGATTCTGCTTTCTGCTCCAAAACGTCCACTGAGCAAGGCCGTAACCAGCGCTGTCGTGAACAAAATCCTGATAGATTCCGGCGTCTATCTGAGTAGTGTAGTCCGCATCAGACATTCCCAGTTTCTTTTCGTAAGTGTTTTGGAGATTGGTCGGTTTCAGACCGCTCTCGGCATAGAGATTTCCCATTAGGCCGGCCACTCCGCAGTCCGAGAGGCCTTTCTTCTTGAAGAAACTCCAAATGGTTGCTTCCGACATGAATATCATCCTCTCGAATGTGTTCTCTTCCTGCGCGCGGCATTCAGTGCGCGGTTCTGTGCAAATATCTCCTTCTGGCTCATTTTCTTCTGCGGCCCATTCTTCGCGTTGCATACATTGATCAGTGTCATGAGCCGGTTCAAATGCCACTTCTGGCACTCGAAGGGGATCTGATGGGAAATCATCCAGTAATAGATGATTTCCGCTGTGACGATCTCATTGTTTGAGCGCCCTCGCTGTCTCTTGGCAAAGGTGGTGGCCGTCATGGAATCGTCGATATAGGCGTTGACCGTCTTCAGGATCTGAGGCGTAATAGCAGTATAGACATTGGAGTCCACATTCTGGGTCAAGGTCATGCACCGGATATAGTCGATCTGCTCCTCCTGGGTCTTCTGCTTTCGGGACAGATAGGGTTTGTGCCACTTTGATTCCCATTTTGAAAGGGAGACCAGAGAGTGTTCCAGTCGAAGCACCTGCTTCTTGGTCGTGATAAAACAGCCATTCGCCTCGTCATACTGCTCGGTTTCCGGTATCACAATTTCCAGCATCTCTGATCTCCCCAGTCATGCTCAGTTCTGAGGAGCCGGAGAGCTGGAAGGAATCTGAGACTTCTTCCCCTGAGGGATGATGCCGTTGATGAACCTGGCAGCAGCATCCGCGTCAGTGGCCAGCTCCATGAACAGGTCGCTGTACGCCTCGGTCTGGGCAAAAGCGTCACGCAGCTCCTGGCTCTTGATAAAGCGCTTTCCATCGGGGGACTTCTCACCGTAGGCCCGCAGGATAACATCCTTGAAGACGGCGATGATCTGCTTCCCGTCCTTGGCCGCAACAATGCGATTGATCATCTCCACCAGACCGCCATCCACGGAGAGCTCCATCTCAGTCACTTCGGCCTGAGTCAGATTGAAGTAGAAATCCTCGGTACGAGAGGCGCCATTGTAGTCGTTGTAAGTTCTTGTCAGCTTCAGCATTACAGTTTTTCTCCTTTCAAAAATAAAAGAAAGCGGAGCCCTCGGTGAAGAGAGCCCCGCTTTGCGGTTCGGTTACTTAGGCCTCCAGAGTCAGGCCAGTCAGGGTGTAGGTCTTGGTGACGGAAGAGCCGTCCTTGGCGGAAACAACCTTGATGCTCTGGGTGGTGTTGCTCTTGATCAGCAGGACGATGTTCTTGTCCGCGTCCAGAGTCACGGGGCCCTTGGTGCCGCCCACCAGCTCCACGGTGGTAACGGCGTCAGCCGGAGTCACGTCGAACTTCAGAGCCAGATAGTGACCCTCCTGCTCAGAGGTCTTGCTGCTGAACCCGGTGTAGCCGGTCACATGCTTCAGGCTGCCGGAGATGGTGTCCTCGCCGACCACGACATTGCTCTGAAGATCGGAGACCTTCTTGCCAAGCAGAGTGGCGTCGGCACTTTCAGCAGAGGTAACCACGGTAACAGCGCTCTTGAGCAGCTCGATAACTTCCTCGGGCAGAGGCAGACGGGGCTCTGTTTCCTCGGTGCCGTACAGGATGTCCTCCAGCGCCTTCAGCTTGGCCGGGTCAGCCTTGGTGGAGGTGATGATCAGACGGGCGGTAGGCTTAAAGCCGGGCACATCCACAGGAGTCGTAGTGACCTCCCAGCTGGGGTTGATGGGTTCGGGGGAGTCGTTGACCGTCTGATAGCCCCGCTCGGAGGGAGAGGCCAGACCACCATAGACCAGGTGCAGCTTATAGCCGTGGTCCTGACCGTCCACATCATTACCCAGCTTGGTACGATAGCTCAGACCAAAGACCTTGCGGTTCTGCTGGCCGGCAATCACGCCCGGAGCGATCTCAGCGGAGCCGTCGCACTCCTCCCACTCGTCGGGGTAGGTGTAAGCCTCGATGGTCAGGCCGAAGTCCTCGGCGCCAACCAGCACCAGGTACTTGATGTTATCGGCGTACAGGTTGTTGGGCTCGGCGCCGGAAGGGCTCTCGGTAATGGCAGTAATGCCGTTCCAGGGCACACCTTTGTTGTAGAGGCCGGCAGCGCTGATGGGATAGAGAACAGCGTGATCAACACCAGTTTCGTAAAAACGTTCACCGGTCTTGTCCCATACGATTTTACTCATTTCGGATTTCCTCCTTTTAATAGTACAGGTTGAAGATGTCGTGGTTCAGATTATCGGCTGTGAAGTGACGGTCATGAGCGCACATGGGCAGCATCGCGATCCGATGAGGCAGATCACTATCAGGATTCTTGTAGATGACCGTTACCTGATAGCGGTCCAGCAGGCGATAAGGCGCATTGTCCGCATGAACGGCGTCGATCTCGCTTCGCTCATAGACAATGCATGGGTACTGGATCTCCTTGCTCGCTGGAGGCTGAAAATAAGCCCGGCACGCATCACCGCGGTCCGGACATTCCAAAATCCCACACAGGATGGTATGAAGTTGAACTCTGCTACCCATTGTAGAGGCCCCCAATCGTTAAGATCAGGCGGGGATAGCCCACTTCGACCTTGGAGATTTTCCACTTTGCACCCATGTACGTCACATATCGCATCTTGTGGAAGTTCTTCCTGGCGAACGGATCGGCGACTATGCTGATCTCATTCGCGATGTTGATGTCATCGTTGAGCGTCTCCCCAGACTGAAGCTGGCGTACATTCCGAGTCAAATCGCCATAGTACGGATACTCGACGATCTTCTCTTCATGTACGCCAGGAGCAGTCTCAACGGTATCAGCATAGCCTACCGATCCATAAAATTTCGCCATTTTGAATTTTCCTCTTAGCCGCCGAGGCCAGAACCGCCGCCAGTGCCAGTAGCCACAGGCTCCTCCAGCGCAATAGCGGAGTAGACACGGGTCAGAGCACCAGACAGACGGGTCTCGATCAGGTACTTCTGCTGGTTGAAGTCAATGTCGAACTGATCGAACCGGGTGATCTCACCGCCCTTGGTGGAACCAACCGTGTAGTCCGCCAGGTTGACAAAGATGCCCAGCAGCTTGTGCTGCTTACCCTCGCCATCCATCCGGGCGCGGCCCTCAAACTGCTCAGCGGTGTAAAGCTCGCCGACATTCAGCGCGGCAGCCAGATCAGCACGGGAAGTGTAGATGCGGCGGCCATTCATATCGCGAGCCAGCAGCATCACATTGACCAGGTGAGGCGTACAGAAGAAATCGGGGGTGCCGGTTCCCTTGTACTTCTCACGGGCGTACAGCGCGGCGGAGATGATGGCCTCAGCATAGATGTAGTTCTCGCCGAAGTTCATGTCAGTGCGAGTACCCTGAATCTCAGCGCGGGCGGCCTCGATGTCCACATCATAGTGGATGGTGTAGAGGTCGTTATCGTTCCAGATGGAACGGATGTGGTCCTCGGAGATCTTCATCTCGTCATCCGCCTCGCGGCCGTCGCCGATCATGATAGCGGTAGCAACCTCTTCGTTCAGGTTCTCCCGCATAACGGCATACTGGTACTCGACCACATCGAAATCGGTGATGTCGATGATATCATCCCGGTAAAGGGCATCGGTGCGGTACACGGTCTGAGGATCGGTAGTACGGGTAATGACGTTCATGTTGCCGGCAGGCTTCTTACGGTTGCTCTTCTGGTAACCATGGCCCCGAATATTGTCATTCCGGGTATCAGTCTGGCGGGTGCGGATACGGCTGATGGGGCTCTTGTGAACCTTCTGCATGACAACAGTGACCCAGCCCTGGTCACGGGTAACCCGCTCAGGAGCACCCGGGCGCAGATCCTTGAACTCAGGGAACAGGGTTTCGATATTGTCGATGCCATGCTTAAGCTCATTCTGCTCAGCATAGATGTTCAGGGCAGTCTGGAGGCTGCCCACGCTGTTGGTCTTGGCCAGATCAAGAATGGCCTTGCGATCGGAGTGGCTCAGAACATTGTCCTGGGTCTCTTCCTGCTCGAAAACATTGTGTTTCATGGTCTTGTTTCCTCCCTTGGTGTTGTCAGATTTCTTATCGGGGTCATCCTCGTCATCCTCACCGCCCTCGGAAGAGTCCAGCTCCTCCATGGCAGCGCCGATCAGGGCATACATAACCGTCTTCTGCTCCTCGGTCATGCTGTCCACGACATCCTGAACGGTCTTTTCGTCCTCGGGCTTCTCCTCTTTGCCGTCATCCTTTGACTTGTCCTCTTTTTTGTCGTCCTCGGGATCGGTCTTATCGTCGGCCTTATGGACCAGAGGAGGCTTCTCGTCAGGGCGGTACAGAGAAATGGGTTCATAGGCAGACAGAATCATCTCCTGCTCACCGCCCTCGCCATGGGCCATATCTACAAAGTCAATGAAGGCGCCCGGGTTGGCCCCAGCGACTACCAGACTGACCTCGCGGATCACACCGTGCATGACATCTTTGGTGCGTGTCTGTTTCAGCCCATTGGCGTAGATAGACAGGGATGCGATGTCCCCGTGCTGGACCAACACCTTGGCTGCCTTGCCGCTTTCGGTATCATTGAACGTACAGTAGGCGTAAACGCCATCCTTGCGGTTCTCCAAAAGGGCATGGCCCAAGATGTTGCCAGGTTCATCGTGCTGGTGGTTCCAAACCAGGGGAACCGTCTTCCCGTCACAATCCTCGAATGCGTTATGGCGAATGGTTCGTCCATCCGCGCATACAAGATCGTTTCGGGTCGCCCAGCCACTAAAGTCATACTTCAGACTCATTTTGAATGTTTCCTCCTTCAGATGTTGATGGTGGCTGATTGCCCTCCTCTTTCGGAGCGCTTAGGTTGCTGTTCCGGAGCTCGTCCGCCTTGGGGTCCTTCGACGGCTTCATGCCGATCTTCTGCCGGATCTCATTGGAGGTCATGATCTCGTTGCGAGTCATCTTGTCGGCAATCTCAGCAATGTCGTTGATGGGCACCAGCCTGAACGGGTCTCTGAAGAACAGAATTGACTGCTTCTGTGACCGAGCAGTTTTGGTGAGGAATTTCCTCTTCATTTCGTCAACAATGGCTGATAGGATCGGTTCAATCGTCCGGTTGTCGTAGTTCAGCTTTGTCCGGTCGTCGGCAGTCCCGTCCAAAATCCCCTGAGTAATCCCCAACTGGCTGTAAAGCATGCTCGTTAGGTATTCAATCTGAGACATTAGATTGTTGTCGATGGGCCGGTTCAGCTGAACCACATGCTCCGTGCCGTCGGTGTAAGCGACGCCATACTTGGAGCCGGCCAACTGTTCCTCGATATCTTTACGGCGTTTTTCCGCCTGTTGACGCCTCGCTTCCGTCTTGATGACGTAGGGCAGCTGAATGATCAGGTTGAGTTTTCCAGAACCGCTCTGCTCGTCGATTGCGTCCAAAATATTGAGCTTTCGGATCAATCGCTGCATTGTCGAGTTGGGCTCATTCATCACCGCGAAAAATGGATTCTCAATGATGGCTACCGTACTCTTGGGAAGGGTGATGTCCTGCTTCTCCCCGCGGTTCTCGTTGTAAACGCGAACTCTAACATGCTTGGGATACCACTCCACAATTTTTCCAGTGCGCATCTTTTCGATCTTGAAAGAGCCGGTCTCTGGGTCGAGATCTGTATCCGTAGGTACAATGGCCACGCACCCTTCGTCCAGCATGGACATGACCACATCCTGAATAAAGGCCCGTCCGGTCTGGTCCAAATTCGCCTCCAGCGATAAACAGTTGTTCAGGCTGGAATCGATGACATCTTCAAACCGGCCATCATCGTCCAAGCGGGCATGCTGGATGGCAATCGACGCCGCGTCCAGCGCGATCCGGTTGTAAACGGAGGTGATGATGGACCTCTCGTTTCCCCGGCTGAAAATCGGCCGGTCCGGACGATAGGAGTAGCTGGGCCCTAGCGAATATCGGTAGTCAAAGAATTCGTTGCCTAAAAAAGCGTTCCAGGCATGTTTCAGCCTGGAACCCAATGCCATTTCCACTTTTCTCACCTCCGTTACGACAGCAGATCGGCATACATCTTCTTGAGAAGCTCGTCGTTCTGCTTCATCAAGGAGTCAAAGTCATAAGCCGGAGGAGGTTGGATGGTGCTTACCGGTCTGGACGCCGAAGAAATTGTCTTGGATACTTCCTCGGTAACCCGTTTCCCGGTTTCTACACTCGGGCGCGCACTGGAAGTTGATGCCCGGAGCTGACTAACCGGTGTCGACATGACGGAGCTGGACTCTATCAGTTTCTCAACCGCGGTTTTTCCGGTATCCGCCTTGGATGCAAGTTCTGCCGCCTTCTTGGCCCCATGCCTCTTGACCAAATAGGCAGTCAAGACTACGCCGGCAACGGCCGCAGTGCCAATAGCGACCTTCTTGACCACCGATTTTCGCCGCTTAGCGGTATCATCATCGTCGGCATAACGTTTTCGGCCGGCATTGGTTAGGCTCCCATCTTCATTTTGAAAACGGCGGACGCCCCACTTCATGCCTTTGATGCCATGGTGACGCAGTTCGTATTCCATCTTCATCACCACCCATCAAACCTTGTCCAGCACGGTCTTCCGGTAGGCAATCTTGCCGGAAGACCATACGCCGTTCTTCAGCTGAGTCATGTCATACCCGGCGTCAGCCAGCGCCATCATGACCCCCACCTCTCCACGCTTTGCCACGAACTGGACCGTTTTTCCGGAGGGCGACCTTAGATCAGAAACCTTCTGTGACATCACTTCGGCCATCTTCCGATTGTAGGCGTTGACAGTGGCGGCACTCAGCTTCCCACGGCTTGTCAGGGCATTTGGGTTCTGGAGCAGTTCCGCAGCATAACGGTCCAGCTCCTTGGATGACTTCTTTCGAGCAGTCTCAGTAATTTTGTCGCCTTTCTTCTTGGCCCACTTCTCGTCTTTCTTGTCGAACCGGGCCCGGCCGGCGGCAGTTAGGGAGCCGTCTTTATTCTGGTAACGACGGACGCCCCACTTCATACCGAGAACGCCGTAGTGCTGTAAAACGTCCAACAATCGCGGTCACCTCCTGTCCATGAATGAATTTGCAACAACCTTGTCGTGTGTTTCAGATTTCAAGCATAAAAAATCCGCAGACCCAGTTAAGAGTCTGCGGTAATGCGCGTTAATGGGCGTAGTATGCCCGCAATTTGCGATTTTCGTTACTGGCTTTTCCGGCAAGTAAAGCGTTCACAAGGGTTCCGCCTATTGCAATGGATGATCCCGCCAAATAAGCAACGCGCTGGTCTTTCATCGTGTTGGATAAGAGTGAACTTACTACACCAGAACCAACTACTATGGCCGCTTCAGCCAAATAAGTCGTCTGAGTGTTTCCGGTAATGGTCTTACCGCGCTGATAAAGTTTCTTACCTTCATCGGCCAACTTATCGCTCTTTAGCTTTCCATAGGCATCTTCCATTCGGCGCTTTTCGGTTTTAACAGCACGATTAGCCTCTTTGACCTGCTGTCGAGTTGTCTGCCCAGACTTATAAGCGCTTTTCGTCTCAGCCGCTTTGGTTTTAGCGCTTTCGTAATCGGATTCAGCTTTACGATAACGCTCCAAACCCTTCTTGGTATAAGAACCATCGTAGTTCTGATAACGCCTAACACCCCATTTCATGCCCTTGACCCCGTAGTGGGCGAGGCAATCCTGGGGAGAAGGTTTCTCATAGGGTTTCATAAGCCCCCCCCCTTTTTTTTTTACTCAAATGCTTCTGGATTATGCTTATAGGCAACGTAGGCGTCCATCATAGCCGCCACAGCGTCGATCTTCTGGTCAGATCGTCTTTTCAGCAGCTTGCGGTTGCCATTGGTGTCCTCCATGGTGATGCAGTTTCCCATGGAAAAGGTAATCAGATCCTCGTCAAAGAGCAGCATGCGCTCCCCGGCCAGTTTCTTCAGCTCTCCCAACGGGACGGATTCCGTTCTTGCGCCCTGCCGGACTACTTCAACTCCAAACGGACCATTCTCGTTGACCCACCGCTCCACAAACTCCTTTGCGTTGTAGGGGTCATAGCCAAAGCAGCGCACGTCGTAGCCGCAGTTGATAATGTGATCATCCAGATCCTCATAGACCTGCATCATATCGAGAACGGTTCCTTCCATGACGATCAAGCTGCCCTCTGCCATGAAGTCCTCATACTTGACCCGCATGGCCGCCGGGAGTTTATGGAGCGTCAACGAAGTGATGTAGTTTCGGGTCTTGACGCCAAAAGCGCCATCCCGAAGAGGAAATAGGAAGGTGAAGGAACAGAAGTCATCACCTTGGGAAAGGTCGGCGCCCATAGAGCAAGGCATCTGCCAGAATCTTTGCCGGCGATGGGGTAAGGTCTCCTCATAGGTGAAGTAATAGGTATATCCCTCCATGGGGAGTCCGAATCGCTTTGCCAGCATGTCGTTCCGTGTGGCAGGAGCCGTTTCCGCCCGGTCTACATCCTTCTGGTAGGTCTCATAGGTCACGGTCTTCCCGAGGTTTGGATTGGCCTTGGGCCACATGTCGGGATAGGCCACCTCCTCAACGGAGTCCAGCTTATACCACCAAATGGAAACGTGCTCCTGCGGAGGCCCGATGCCCTGGAGAATATTCATCAACTCCATTTTGATGGTGTCGCCGGCGCCATTTCGGACTGTGCCCTCGGAGCTAGTCGCTATAATAAGGTAGTCATCCAGCTTGGAGGCGCCCTGTTCGATTGCGCCGATGACATCTTCCCGGGCGTCGGCAGAGGACAGCCACTCGTCCACGGTGGCCACCTTGCAGCGAAGGCCCTGGAGCTTGTCCACCGACATGGGGCGAATCTCAATCAGAGAGCCAGAGATGAAGTTCTCGATACCCTTCTTGGTGGAGGCCAGTTTCACCCGATTGGCTCTGGAACCGGTGGTATTCTGCAAAGAACCCTCGGTCATAAACTGAAAAACCGGTCCTCTTGCCCGCGTGATAGCGGTCTTGATGGGATTGACGATCTCCTCCGCCTGTTTCATCGTGGGGGCCGTAGTGATTTGGTGGGTGGTGGAACCGTCCACAACGCAGAAGTAAGCCTGAATACAGGAATCATACAGCGACTTTGCCGCACCGCGTCCTACAATCAGGTATTGCTTCTTGGTCAGGCGCTGTTTGATCCGCTTGGTGACGTAGCGACCACCTCTGCCATCCGGATTTGGAACATAGACGGAGCGGTCGTCGAAATAGTACCAGCCAAACACCTGCTCTCCCCATAGCTTAAAGGTATCCAGAAGATGAAGATCAGAGCCGTCGGTCAGGGTCAACTCATTCTCACAGAACTCGATCCACCCCTCAACCGCCCTATCGTCATAGTAGTAACTGGGTGACTCGATCAGCCGGTCGATTCGATACATCTCCATGGCTACCTCTTTGCAGACCGGAATATCCCCTCGGATGACCGCATCTCGGAATGCGCCATAGTAGCGGGGGACGGCGGTGTTGGATAACATCTGTTCACCAGCCTCCCGTTATAGCCCCAGCGCTTTTCTGCCGATGAGAACCAAAGTAGAGAACTTCTGTTCACTCACTTTAGTCCGATAAACGTCTTTTGGTATAACCTGCTCCATATCAAACACGATAATGGGGGACTTGGCCTTGAACCCACCATAGATCGCATCATTCGTGTCAAGAAGTGCACCATATCCGGCTTTCTTACACGCATTAAAGAATTTGGTTCGCTGGGTATAGACGTCATGGCCCTTCCAGCTGTCACCTTGACCGTCATACGGAATAACATAATTGAACATCCGATAGACCGTCTGAAGATCATCAGCCGAAGGAGTATAATCCGGGTCCTTCATCTTGTTCAGAACCACAGCAGCTTCCCGATAACCCTTGAACTTATACTTGTCATTCACGAAATAACTTTGCATACGGTCTTTATCCGTAACAAAGTTGTAGAAGTCCCGGTCCTTCTTATAGAGGTCCATGAAAATCTTGGCACCGGAATCTTCGCTGGCTACCTTCAAATCGGTTTTAAGCGAATTGTTAATCCGGTACTTCATGAATGAGCCGGTTCCGATCTGCTTGCCATCCTTGTCGTAGACCGGCTGAGGAATCGGCCGGTTGAACAGAGCATTATACTGATGCTTGTCCAAAGAATTATGGGTAGCGTAAAACATATCGGTGTTCTTGGTTCGGTCCTTGTCATAGGACAGGGTGCTCAGCGTGGTTTTATCGGCATTCAATACCTCGTCAAAGTGCTTTTTGTTGTAGATGCTGTTGCCACTTTTTCGCTTATTGCTGATAGCCTTTCGCTGAGCTGGGGTGTAATCACCGCCGCGCAGAGGATAGGGAGGGCCGTTTCGGACGCCCCATTTTTGTTTCAGGATTCCGTGGTGATGCAGTTCCATAAACGATCACCCCCGCAATTCCTTGATTGCAAGGGCAATGCTCAGGGAAGATCCGGCAATCGCCAAAACACTTCCGGCTACTTCCAGAGTATCCCGCAGCGCCTGACGACCTTTTGAGACTTGGGCCGGAGAGGTGTCGGAAAACAACTGGTTATACTGCCGCTCCAAGAGTTCCCGGTTGATCTTGTCGCGCATCTCTTTGTCGGTCATTTCGGACAAGTCCATCCGTTTCGGAGTGGGCTTGGAAGTGGTGGTCTGCTCCAGTTTCTTCATTTCTTTCACCAAATCTGAACTGGAATCAACCGTTCGTTTGGTACGCTCCAGATCCTCCTTCGCCCAGCGCTGGGGGTCTGGATTAGTGAGGTCAATGCGGTTTTCCTTCTTCTTGGCCGCGTTCTCCCGCTTATCCCGGTCATAACGCTTCTCTCCGGCAGCGGTAAGGGTGCCGTCTTTGTTCTGATAACGGCGGACACCCCACTTCATGCCTTTAATTCCGTAGTGCAGGAGCATGCTATTCTCCATTTTGATTTTCCTCCTTCCCGCTGGTGTCTTCTACGGGGTCCGCCGCAACGAAAAGCCGCCACTCAAACTCGCTGATTTGCCGATTGATTGATTCAATGGCAGCAGAGCTGAGCGGCGGATCGAACAGTAATCGAACCTTCATGTAGACATAGGATTTGACCAAGGAAAAGATGTTCGGCTTATCCGTAATGAAAGCAGACCAGGTGTCATCCTTTCCTGAAATAGAGAAACCATTGGCAGGCCCGACGCCCATTTGCGTCAGGATCGAAAATACGCTGTTGATGTGCATGATAATGTCGGCATCAAAGTGCGTATAATTCTCGTCGATGCCCAACAGTTTCTTGATGGACGTCAAGATGCTTTCGGAAATCTCCATAGCGACCTCCTCACCGGCGGACTGCGATGAACTTCTTCATGCAGTACCCCTGAACTCCGTCAGAGGTAGAAACTTTATAGAATCCTTCCGTCGACCCGTCCACGTCGACTGTAACTTTGGTCAGTAGAGTAATGACCTTGATGATTTTGGAATTAGCCCTTGGCTCCCGGTAGATAGCCGCTCTCAGGCAATCGGTCACAACACCGGCAACATGATTTTGCACATCGAGTCCTCCTTCCTACTTTTTCCACGGGCAGGTATCATTGGGCCTACGCATGATCGGTTCTTTGAACAGAAGATTTTCGTCGCCATAATGGATGGCCTGATGGGTTTCATGAATTGTGGTGATCAGAAACTCAGGGTCAAGAATCAAACCTTTTCGGTCCCGAATATCCTCCGGGCTGATCGGGTTCATGTGATGGATAAGCGGTCGGCGATAAATCTCCCGACCGGCAATCCCCAGGTCGCACCCCATATCTCTGGCAATCACAACGTCACGGATCTGCTTCCACTCCGGGGAGCGGTAAAAGACTTGGTTCATATACCGGTCGAAACCAAACGTCTCCTTTCCAACAATGCCATCCAAACGGAGATAGCGGTAGCGCTCTTCAAACGTAGGGAGAAGGATCAATTCCGAGTAACATCTAATACCCATCTTCGTCCTCCTCGTCCTGACCGCTGTATCGCTTGAAAGCAGCCATGGCCTTCTCATAGAGTTCGTCCATCCTGACCCCGGACTTGTACGCCTCAGTCTTCGCCTGGACCAGCTCTACCTCTTTGGCAAGCCGCTCATTTTCCAATCGCGCTCTGGTAGTTCCAAGTTTCAGGATCGTAGTGACTTCTTGTGAAGAGGCCGTTCCTTCCAGCAGCCGTTTCTCGACCAGACTAACGGCCAAGTCGATCAGCTGGTTCTCTCTGGCCTCCGGTGTCAAGGCGGCCCGGCGTTTCCTTGGCTGAGTGCCCGAAGGCTTGATCGCTTTTGCCACGCTTGACACCTCCTCTCGCTCAGAATTGTGGCAGTTGCTATGACTTTCAGAATAGTTTGGGGCGGCATTTGAAGAAGCCCGCATAAGCAGATTGTTAATAAGTGGAGAAAAACACGTGGCGTCCATGGGCAATGGAGGTAATGCACTGCGCAATGACCAAAAAGGAGGTTTGGCGGACGAAAAGAGTCTCTTATCAACAATATCTACCTTGTGGGCTTGTTCAAATGCCGCCCCAAAACCGAAGCCATTTTTCAAAAATATCCCCCGGAGAATTTTCAAAGGCCACCGCGATGCATGGGGGGTGCCATTTTAGAGGGGTCCCCCTATACCCTTTTCATGCGTTTAGAGCCCTATAATTGGTTTCGATCTCAGGAATTTTCCTCAAAAATGACAAAAAGAAATGCACTCTGAATCAGAGAACATTTCTTTTCCCGATTTTATGGGCTTTTGAGGTCACATGGTCGCGGCAGGTTCAGGGTTTAACTTCCGCTTTACCTTTTTGTAGATACCCAGGTGGTCGTACTTGATGATGTCATTGATAGCTCGCTCGATTTCTTCCATGTTCTCCTGCTCAGAGAGCTGATCGGAAGTACGGGCGATACGCGCTAAGAAAGCGCAGGAGTGATACCCGTTGTCTTCGTCGAACCGATACCAGGCTTCATACTGGGTAAAGGGATCATACGGGTTATCAGTCGTTGTAAGCATACACGTTTCCATTCGCTCTCACTTCCTTTCTTACTCATTGAGATACTTGGAAACAACAGAAGATGAAAGGTTCAAAGCATCGGCGATCTCGGCATTAGTGCAGCCAGAGTTTGCCATCGCCTTGATCCGGTTGATGCGAGCTTCAGACAGTTGCGTCGATGCTCTTGGAGTTGCACGGGCGCGAACAACATCAGGATCGGCATAGCGAAGGATCTCTTTCAAAGTTGTGTCAGAGATCGCACCAGCCTGAATAGCTTCCCATTCACCATCAGAGATTGTAATTCGTGTTCCTTTTCCGCTTGCGCCAGTAGCAACACGAGCATCGCTGATTGCGGCACGACGAATCTTGGAGATTTCATCTTTGTCGGCGATGTTGTTGGCCTGGATCTTTGCCTTTACCTGAGCATTGGCGATACGCTGAGCCTCACGCTCACGAGGGGCGTTGAGCTGAGCAGTCTTCAGGGCGCTGGTCAGTCTGGTAACTTCAGGAGCATAAGCCTTAGCCGCGCTCGCATTGCGCACCAGAGTAGGTGTCGCCAAGTATTCCAGTCTTGCACGATTGGCAAGCGCCTTCATACGGTTCGCGTAATCGGCATAGGCGTCCTCTTGAACAGTTCCGGAGGATAGGGTTCGGATGTCGTCGGTCTTCTCCAAAAGTTTGATTTGCGTTGTGGCGGGAACTGTTTTCCCAGTCTTCGGGTCCACATAGGTTCGACCAGACTCCTTGTAGATAACCTTACCCGTCTCCCTGTCGATACGACCGCTACCCTGACGCTCCGGAACAGAAACATTCTGCTTTCTCCGAGAGAGCAGGGTGGAGGCCCCGCCCACTTCCTTACCAGTTTCAGGATCTATGTAGCCCTGCCACCGTTTCCGAAGGGTGGGGATGTCATTCTCGATCTCAGACCGCTTGTAGTCCAGCTTGTGCTTGGCCGCGTCGATGACGACCATGCTGTGCTTAACAGCCTTAGTGATTTCTTCCTCGGGGGCCCCTTTTAAGGTCATATCCGTGATCAGGTTAGAAATCTTACCCATCTCTATCTGGGTGGCTGCTTTTGAGAGGAGCCGGACACCGGTCTTCCCCTCAGTGGAGTATTCAACTTTTGGGTCGAAGTCCTTCAAACCATCCAGGGCGGGGGTGGATTTTACTGATACCTTCCCGCCCACAGGGATGACAACTACCTGGTCGCCGTCAAAGTCGGCCCCGGAGAGCCGCTCCGCCACCTTTGGATTGATACCGACGGCGTCGCGAATGTTCTTGCCCAGAATTGAGATTGCTGACTGGTTTTTGTTGTTGACCGTCAGTTCGGGGATCTCAAAGGTGCCACCATGGGGGTAGCGAATCAAGACAACTTTCTCTCCGTTCCGATAGTTGGGGGCATAGATCTCCGTCTCCTTCATTTTTGTGATGGGGAGGATCACTTGCGTACTCTGCCGGGGGAGGGCAGCCGCTTTCAAGTGGACAACGGCGGAATCACACTCGTCCGCAAAGTCCATCAGCAGCTTTCGCTTGATGGTGGGGTTGTTCAGGGAGCAAATCTCGTCGAATTCATCGGCAGCATCAGCATAGGTCAGATCCAACTGCTTTTGAATCAACTTGATGGGCTGCTTAGAAAGAAACTGGGAGGATAAGTTCTTGCTCATTTTGTCCCAGTCACCCTCCTCCTTCAGCTTGTTGATGGCCGAAAGAGATTTCTTCTCTCCTGTGATGGGGTCTGTGTACTTTCCGTTGGGGTCAGGATAGTAGCTTTGACCATTGGCCTTGATGAACGCACCAAAGGGATTATCCGGATCATCCTGAATCTTCTTCATAACGTCCATCTTAGGTGTGCCGGAATGTTTGTTCGTGTTGAACACAATATCGGCACCGTCAGGCATGTCGTCAGAGTACATGGCCATGCCTTTCAGATAGTGGGTTCCATCTACAAGGATACGAACCTGGGCGTAGTGGGAATCCCCCAAATCGAGGTCGGCCACACCACGGCGAAGTTCGATGACGCCATCCTTAGAGGTGCCACCTTCATCGCCGTAACGAATTTTTACCCGGCTGGAATCAATGCTGGCCGGATATTCCCGCTTGTCCCAGGATGCACCCCCATCAGCAGAATGATAATCGCCGACCGACTTGATAATGTCCAGGTTCTGGTAGGCGTCGCGCTGTTCAATGTCGGGAACGGAGATAACTGGTGTGATGGTTCGCTTCTTCGGGTCGTTCACCTGGGGGACGCCAACGCCATAGCGGTTGTAACCCTCAGTTTCCAGAATAAACAACGCCTCCTGGAGTACACCTTTGGAAACGCCAAGCTGCTGCTCCACACCCTCGCCCACGTCAAGAGCACCTTTGACCGCCAACTCCTTCTTTAGAGCCTCGGCGGTGGCAAGGGCTTTATTCTTGTTGCTCGCGGTGTTCTCATTGAGCAAGGCGCGGACAGAGGAGTCATTGTTATACCCCATGATCTTGGCAATCTCGTCCAGCGTCTTACCCTCTTCCCGAAGGGACTTGGCTCGCTCAGCCTGTAAGGCACGGCGTTCATGCTTTGCTACACGAACCTGCATGCGGAGGTCGGTGGTAGACATCTTCAGTTCCTCGGCAATCTCCTTTTGAGATTTACCAAGTGCCTCAAGTTCTTCCACACGGGCCAGGAAATCTCCGCCGTGTTGGTAAGGGTTCTCGCCAGAACCCCAGGGATAGCGACCAGATCGCCTCTTGACGCCATAGTGCATCAAAATGTCTTCCACAATGGGGTCCATAGCTTATTCCTCCTCTTCCTTAATACTGTTGATGATTTTGTCGAACGTAACAATGCGATCCATAATGGGAAAAATATCCTCGATGGTAGGCTTATGGTAGAGGATAGTGTCGTTCTGGTAAATACGCAGTTCCATCTCAATCTCGTTTGGTTTGTAGTCATACTCCAAACAGAAGAGGGCCGCGTAAACCATAAGCTGCTCCATGTGTGTTGGGGTCTCGCCGGTCTTCAAATCATGAATCCGAAGAATGTCTTTCCGAAAGGAAATGGCGTCGGCAGTTCCGAAACAGTTCGGGGAATAATATAGGATTTGCTCGGGGGTCATCTTATATCCAATGGCGTCATTCACATACATGTTTAACGTCTTCTGGGATTTGGGGAGTCGTTGACCCAGTTTGATACACTGAGCCGCAAAAGCATGAAGAGCCGTCCCGCGCTGAGCCGCCCGGTATTTGGCGTAAGCATCAGCAATCTTCTCTTCTGAGTAATTGATCCAGTGATAACCACTGGCGCTAAGAAAGGCATGCTGCCCCTCAAGGTTGGAGTGTTTTGCGAAGTTCATCCAGCACTTCCTCCTTGTTCTCCGGGGAAATGAATCTGGAGAAGGACATCTCATTCATCTTCCCAACATAATACTCTTGGTTCGGCTGTCTCTTAGCGCTTGCAGATTTCTTACACTCAAGGGAGGCCCATTTTTTGCCATAAAGAATGAGCAGGTCAGGGATGCCCTGACGCTGGTCCATCTTGAAGACCATGCAGCCGGGGAAGATCGTTTTCAGATTGGCAATCAGTCTGTCCTGAAATCCGCTTTCCAGTCTCGCGCTTCTGGCCATGAAACAGGCCTCCTTTCTGATAAAAGTGATAGAAAGAATAGGATATGCGCGACATATCTCTCTCCTCTCCATAAAAGAGTCTGTTTTTTTCGCGGAAAGAAAAATCAGCCAAATATCAATCTGCGCAAAAGAAAAGAGCCGCTGTGTTAGCGGCTCAAATCTTATTCGATCGTAAATCCTATTTTTCGTTTCGGCTTACTATTTTCCTCAGCAATTTTCTCGACCTTCGGTTTGCCAAACGATTGCCAGATCGTGGCGCCGGCAGCAGTTCCAATCGCCGCCACCATCGACGTGGTAAACGTCATAAGTAGTTGGGTCGGGTTTCCAAAGTTGAGTTTCATACTATCGCCTCCCATAAAGGCGACTGTATTTTCGGCGGAAACGAAAAAAGCCGAGGCACCATCAGGCACCCCGGCTAAGTTGCGAATATCCATAGTGTGTTCATCAGCTGTTGTTCCTCAGATACCGAATCAGAATCCAGATCAGCCAGAGACCTCCGGTACAAAGGGTGAGGATAACGTCCAGGATTAGTCCGGCCGTACTTCGTTTCTTTCCACTATTCCTGCTCATGGGAGTTCTCCTTTCCAAGTTCTTTCTTTTTGTCACGGCGGATCATCTTCTCGACGCCGGCTCTTGCCTTGGCGGCAGTATCTCCCGCAACGGCTTTGGCACGCTCCATCTGTTCGGCCCGCTTAACTGCGCGCTCCTGTTTCAAAGCAGCCTTCTGTTTCTCAGCCTCTTCAAATATCCGCCGACTCTCGTCAATTACTTCCTGGGTCACATACTGAACAATGACCGTGTCGCCAGGTTTTAACTTTGAGTTGGGTTTTCGGTCAGAACCAACCACCTGGAGTTCAAAGCAATCTTTGTATTTGACGCAAGCGTCTCGAAGACGAACTTCGATGGGTAACGCTTTCAGGCCGCGGCTCTCTAAAAGTTCTTTGGCCTCGTCCAGTTTCAGGGGGAACTTCTTGGAGCAGAGCTCAGGCATAAATATCAATTCTTCAGAAGGGCTAAGTTCTTCCTTTTTGGGAATCCGGTCGATAAGCTCGACGGCAAGCGGAGTCACGGCGCCGACAATCCCAGCGACAAGACCAAGCGTACCTCCGATATTACCATTTGGCTTCTTTGGCTTGGCCATAGGCAATCCCTCCTTTGGGCAAAATAAAAGAGTGCGCCCCATGAAGAGACGCACCCTTGCAAAAGCGCATCTCTCCATTGTTGCGACACAATCTCATTTCAGCCTATGGGTATAACGAGTAAGAGAGAAAACACCTTTTGCCAAAGCATTTCCCCATAGACTGAAAATATATGAAACTGTGTCGCATTGCCAGTATAGCACACCTCCATTCGTTTTGGAAGAGAGATTTTGAAAGGTGGATAAACCTAGCACTCTAAGGCTGTAAATATCCATTAAACCCATCAAAATTCCCTTGCTGGCCAGTTGGCCACTTTTTTTCGTCACTTTATATAATTTTTAATATTTTTTTTTTCGCATTTAAGTGAAGAGAAAAAGTGGGAAACTGGCCAGAAAACCCGCAAACCCTTGCGCCCCAAGGGTTTCAGCCTGGCCACTTTTGAAAATAAAAGTGGGCAGAAAGTGGGCAAATGGCCAGTTTTCAGACTAAAAGTGGCCAGCAAAATACTCCAAATTTGACCTGCTACTAACAGTAATAGTAGCAGCTTTTGACCTATTTTCCGGTCGAATCCTGCTGCAAAGTCGCCCACGTCCGTACCCTCCATTGCCTCTTCTTGCCAAAATATCAAGCTCTAATCAGGGCTATCTCTCAAAAAGCACGTCGCTGATAAGGCCGATTTCGAGGGGTCACCGGTACAAATTGGTAGCGAGAAGGGGACGGACGAACCCGCCGATGCAGAGACATGCCATACTTTTTAGGCGGTACTCCGTTGCGTTTGGGCCAGAGTTCATTGCTATCAGTCAGGCCGCGGAACATATCTTGGAGTGCCTGTGCGGCGTTCTCCATCGCTTGGCCAAAGGCATTCCAAGCGTCTGCAATCTTCTGAATAACTGCCAAAGCCTCTTCCATAGTCATCGGTCATCACCTCTCAAATATTGTTTTGGGATTTGAAAAAGCCTGCCCGCATATTGGTGTAACAGCAGTTGAGTGCCCTTAACAGGTTGTCGATCTGAACCGTTCGGTCTACCTGAATCTTAACCGTCGGCTCCGGCAACGGTAAATATCCAAGCGCCTCCATCTGCTTATGGTCGCAGATGAATACATATGGACACGCCCTACATTTTGCTGCAAGTCTGGATAGGCCCAAAACTTATCACCTCCAAACCTTTCCGGAGCGCTTGTCCACCAGAACAATCCGCCCCTCGATTTCAAAGTCCGCCAGTTCGCAAATATCAAAGATGGCATAGAGCAGCTTATGGAACCGCTCCTCCTCGGCCTCGATATTCTTCAGAGCTTGGTAAGCTGTGGGGTCTGAGTAACCCTCTGCGTTTTTTCGATCATTCCAGGACAATTTTTCTCACCCCGTTCGTTCATGAATTTGATAAGCGATTGGGCATGCACATCGCTGATGCCGTATTTTTCTTGCAGTTTGGAGATGAACCAATCTGGGACAGGTTTTCTCCCGCATTCGATAGCGGACAGCTCGACCGATGAAATATCAAGATCCTTCGCCATATCATAGAGCAGCATTGCTCGAACCAGGCGAATGTCCCGCACCATTCTTCCAAAAGCATCAAGTCCCATGGTCGCTCTCCTTATGCCATGCTTCGATGTCGACGCCAATTCGCTTTAGCATCTGCGTACAGAGCCAAATATCATCCTGGTCCTCCATCTCATACCGACTGACCAGCTCCTTGATACGGTCATGGAAGGCATCGTAATAAGTTCGAAGCCGCTGAGCCCCGAACCCGAACTGTTCATGCAGCACCCACAGAATGGTCGCGTCGATTTCGGCGATGTGTTTTCTGTCGTACTCCGCAAGCTCCTTCTGGATCTCGATATCCATAGCTTTTTTCTCCGCCGCGGTAAGTATGGCGCCGTACACTTTTCCTCCGGCTTTCTTGATATGCATAGCTGTGGCTCCCTCCCATAATCCAATTTTCCTTGGCAAAGAATAAGGGGACAGCGAAGAACAGCATCAGCACTGTCGCAGTCGCGTCCCCATCGAGAAACATCACAGGCAAAGAGAGCCCAACCAGCAGCAAAGCGTAGAGCTTATTTTTCAAGAGTTCTCGTTTCCACATTTGACACCTCTCCTTCCACAAATATCAATCCCGCTCAGTACACAAAGAGATGGGAAGTGTTCCCCTTCGGGTACTTCTTCTGGCCGCGGTAGTTTCCAGCCATCTTCTTACCAGTTACCAGATTGATGGGATAAGCGTTGATGACGGCCCGCCAACTGCTGTAACCAATTCTGCGGTTCACCTTAGAATATCCACGGCGAACCATCTCGGCCTTGGTCATACTTCTAAGCAATTTACGCATGATCGTATCCTCCTGTTTTTACTCAATAATCGGAAGTTCTGCCAAAATATCTTCCGGAATGTTTCCGCTCCAGACATAGGAGTTCTTGAGAATGTAGTTGTTATAGTTCGCGGCTGTACGGTTGGCCCGCATTTTCGCCTGGTCTGCCCAAGACCGCTGCTCGTCGCTTTCGCTGTCCTTATACTGCTCATAGGTCAGCTTGTCGGCCTCATAGGAGGCGATCATCGCCCGGCAGCTGTCCTCCACAGTTTTTCGGGTTTCATAGTTCGTGGCATCGTCAATCTTCTGATCCACATAGTCCACTTGATTTCCGAGCCAGGTGTCACCCCAGCCCAGAAATATCAAGGAAACACAAATGAGGGCGGCCACGACGACCGCCCCCACAATGCTCAATGCCTTTCTCATGGCGTTACCCTCCGACCTTTACGACCGGATCGTCCACCTCAAAGGGAATGTCAGAATAAAGGTAGGTGCCCGTCCATTCGACATACTTACCATCTGGAGTAAAGAAGAATATCCCAGCATCGTTCTCTCCATAGGAGCCATCCACGTCGGCAATCCAATCAAGCCGATACTCAGAGGAATACGCCTCGCTATCCGGCGTTAAGTAACTGTTCAGACTGCTGACCTTACCATCAACTACAAACCGCCCCACAACGCTGCCGCTCTCAGTAAAGAGCACAATGTATCCAAGGGGCTTTTCTACCTGACAAACCACGGCCGCAGCCTTTTCTCGCTGCCCGTTGACCCAATAGGCCCGGCGGATTAGGTTATAGCGCTCCAGAGAGAAATCGAGGTCAGTCGGCGTTGGCTGGCGCTCCTGGAGATCGCTCACAGTGTCGAGGGTGGAAACCATGTCTTGATGTTGGCCACTGGGTTCTCCGCAGGCCGAAAGGGAGAATATCAATCCCATAGCCATCAGCAAAGTAATGATTTTCTTCATTTAATGTACCTCCTGTTTTTTTGTACTGCTATTAACCTTCCGCCCCAGATCCACACCGCTGGGCTTCAACATCCTTTCGGAAATGCCGGCACTTTAGTTCCACCGGCTCGATCCAGGGAATATCACGGAGCCGAATAGACCGAACAGAGTTGTCATCCTTTGTGGGGAGATGGACGCTAACTTCATCCACAGCATGCTGGGCTGCCAGATACTCCTCTTTATACTGGCATACATCCCGATGGCTACATTTGGTGCAGCAGGTTTCTTTTACTCCAAACATGTGAACTTCCTCCTTATAGTCTTCGTTAAGCGTTGCCGCCTCCACATTCATCTGGCTTAATACCATTTGCAGCTCGTCCACTAAATATCTTTGCTCTGAGTGGGCTTGCTTGCGGGCTACCATCTGAGCCCATTCAACAACCGAGATAGGCGGTGGAATTTTCAATCCAAGTTTGCGGGCCATCTGGTCGATGTAGCTCACCATTTGATAAGTCGGGGCCACGATAACGGCGCCTGTCTTTGCGGACATCCAAATCAAATAGATTGTTTTGCCCGTCTGTCTCCCGGCGATATAAACTGTCATGGCGTTTCCTCACCTTCAATAGATTCGCAGTCCTAACGACAAAATGGCGCACAAGAGCGCGCCGGCGTAAATGCGTTTCATGTTTTTCTCCTTTTTTATAAATATCAAGGCCCAATTTCGGCAATGGACTCCACAAAGCAGTTGTAGTAGGTATAGCGTTTCCCTTCATAGTCAAAGAGGACATAGCCACCGTCATTTCCCTCAATATCAATCTTTCCGGTATACTGCGCGATGATTTCTCCATCAGCCGTATAGATCGTCACCGTCCGTTCGAGCCCATTGTTCAAATCGCTTTTCTGATCTGTCAGGGCTCTCTGACCAGATGCAGTGTTCTGGAAGTACCAGCGCATGCCGAAGAACAGACCCAGAATCAGCAAAATGGCTACCACCACGCTGATGATTTTTCCTGGGATGTTTTCAATCAGGATAGCCCCCAAAATTCCGGCACACAAAATAAGTGCGGCAAAAAGTCCAAATCCAAACCAACCAGCGATTGTCATGCCTTTTTCTCCTCTCCAACAAGTTTCTGATACAGTTCCTCAGCCTCTTTGCCTTGGAACTGATTGATGATCTGGACGTTATCCCGGGGTGCCTTTCGACCAACGATCAGCACCGCAGGATCGCCATGGCTATGGTCAAAGCCTACCAATATTGTGTCGAAATCTTTCAAAATAACCACCTCATAAAATCGTAGAGTAGTTTTATAAGGAAAATTAGGCCGAGAATAGCAAGAATGCCGATGGCATTGAATAGGGCACGTAAAATATCATCCCAGCCACGTTTCATTTCTTATCCACCCGTTTTGTCTTTCTCTCCTCGTACTCGGCCTTCTCAATGGGAACCATCTTGCCGCCCTCCTCTTTGAAGTAGCGGTTCAACTCGATCCGCTTATCATTGGGTGTGAGAATATAAAGGTAGGCGATGGTGTCATAATCCCCGTTCTTGGGGTCCACCAGGAAGTCCTCGGAGAAGACACGATACTTCTTGGTCGCGGGCATATAGGGCATGGTGATGGGGAAGAGTTTGTCAATGAGACGGGTCATCAGGCCGTTCGTAAAAGCCACATCAGGGGAATTAGCGTTGACGCCACAGACTCGGCCCACGTCGGAATAAGTAGTTGTGCCGTCCGACGCAATCGTCTTGAACAGGGATGACATGCGCTTGCACTGGAATTCCCGATGTCCGTCTTTGACATCCATTTCCTCGGTTACCTCATTCCAAATATCTTCCGTGTCCTCGATGGGCGTCAAGCACTTGCCGTCAATCAGGCGGTTGAGAATGCTCTTTGTGATTTGGATGCTGAATCCGGAGTGACCATCCTGCATCAGACTCCGATAGGCTCGCAGCGCACTTTCATAACAGGCCACGCCATAGTCCCAGTCATCCGTACCCTCCGAGGCCTCCCGCTCACTCTGGCAGGCAAGGGCGATCTCCCGAGATGCCCAGTCGTCTTCCTCCTCAGCCATATAGACGGCCCGATCATCCCAATACTCATTGGCAAATACCTTTCTAGTGTCGCCGCCAAAGGCCCCGATGATTTCCGGCAGGTTCTCATTGACCGCGTCCAAATGGATACCCTGCTCTTCGCAGAACTTCACCGCGTCGTCCAAGGGCTTATCCCGCCGGTTGGTCCAGAGGATGACCTTGGCACCATTGGCCTGCTCCTGCTTGAGCCTGGAGATGGTCTTGTTGATGGGATCGCCGACCTCGGGGAACTTGTTCGTAACCAGGCAGCCGTCGAAGTCCACCGCGATGATCTTCGGCCGAATTTCCTTGTTTTCCGTAGTCTCGACTGCTTTTACATTCATCTCGTCCATGTTTTTTCTCCTTTTCAAAAATATCAAGATGTTTTATAAGCCACGAAGTTGATTGATGGCTCTCTGTGCCGCCCCGTTTCCGTTATCCCGATCGTAGAGCCATTCTTCAAAACAATCGTCATTGCTCAGATCCACCTTCATGACGCGACCTTTGAGATAATCGAAGTAGGTACCCATTCTCAAAAGCTCTTCAGCCTCCTCCTCAGTCATCGGAACAGGATCGAAATGTAGAAACCCCAACCCTTGCGGCTTAGAAGCGTTATAAAGTGCTGCCAGAACAGCGGACTTTTTTAGACCCCTTGTATCAACCATAGCGATTTTCTCCTTTTCAAAATATCAATCCGTAATAGTTAATTCGTTGAGCGAAACTGTCGCCAAGGTGCCGTCCGGCCTCTTGATAATTGCCTTGTTTGCAAAGAACCCGACGCCAAGCTGTAAAATATCAACCTCTTCACGTCGCAATCGCTCGCATTCGGCACAGCTTTCAGGTGTCATCCAATCCATGTCGATGCAAGGAGAGCAACTTACTGGTCTTTTATAAATTCCCTTCATGCCGCTCCTCTCCAGAAAATATAAATGCCCCGAACTGCTGTTACACAATTCGAGGCATTTCAAGTTTTCCTTATTCGGTTTAATCAGAGGCTTTGAAGTTGTAGACGGGGCGGATGCGTTCTACAATGATTGCAGTAGGCCCGATTTGGGAAACGATCTCCTCTATGCTTTTATAGGCCATCGGAGATTCATCCAGAGTGTCAGGCACCACGCAAGTTGTGTAGATGCCCTTCATCTCATTCTGGAACTCCTCCATAGATAGGGTGTTAAGCGCTGCTCGACGGCTCATGAGGCGTCCGGCTCCGTGCGGAGCAGAGCAGTTCCAGTCCTCATTCCCTGTGCCAACGCAGATCAAGCTGCCGTCTCGCATGTTGATAGGGATAAGCAGCTTTTCTCCCTTCTTGGCAGATACGGAGCCCTTCCGGAGAATCATGGCGTCCGTATCGATGTAGTTATGGATGGTGGTGAAAATATCCACCGCAGTAAGGCCCATACCTTCCAGGATGACGTCCACCATAGCTTTCCGATTGAGCACCGCAAACTGCTGCGTCAACTTCATATCGTGGATGTAGTCGTCGAACAGCTTGCCCTCCACATAGGCGAGGTCTTTCGGAATATCCAGTTCATGCTCTTTCTTCAGAGCCGTGATAGTTTTCTGGATTTCCTGAAACCGCCCCTCGGCTTTGAGCTTTGCAATGGTCTCCTGGATCTGATGCTTAGCTCCACCCCAGAGAGCCCTGCGCCCTTCATTCTGATAGTAGTCGGCTACCTCCGTTCCGAGATGCCGGCTCCCGGAGTGAACGACCAGGAACAGCCGTCCGTCCCCGGCTTGGTCTACCTCAATAAAGTGGTTGCCGCCGCCCAAAGAGCCGATACTGTGAATCGCTCGGTCAAGATTGACTTGGTCGGCGCATCGAAGTTGAGTTAAGTCAATTTCTGAATTGAGGAAATGGGGAATATCACGGATTTCCCGGCCGAAGGGGATCTTCTCCCGGATCAGCGCGTCCAGCTTAGCAAAGTCGATTTCACACTCGGCCAGTTCTACCGTCTCCATGCCGCAACCAATGTCCACGCCTACCATACCGGGAACGATTTTGTCCTGGATGGTCATGGTGGTGCCGATGGTACAGCCCTTCCCAGCGTGCACATCAGGCATAATGCGGATTTTACAGCCCGAAAACTCGGGCCGGTCACATACTGCCCGAATCTGCTCCAGAGCCGCTCCTTCCAGCTCATTGGTGTAGCAGACAGCAATGTTGTATTGCCCTTGAATGGTTATCACGGTTTTCTCCTTTCCTGCGAGATTTCGTCTATTCCATGATTTCAATAGACTGGATATCAGTTTCGTTGAGCCCAGTCCATTCCCCAGATTTGGGGCAGTTATAGACATTGATGCCAGAAACTCCCTCCGGCTCATTGTCCTCCGGGAAAATATAATCCTCGACAATGCCGGTCAGAACTTCATTGTCTGTGGTGACGATTCGTACTTGTTTCCCTTCAAGCGAGCGTTCAAGTTTCATCGTCATTCTCCTTTCTGATTGGGTAAATATGGGTGCCCGTCTTTGAATAGATGATCATAGCTCTATCACTTCTCGTTTCATTGCCATCGACATCCACATAAGTACCAATGTCTTCTTTGGCAGTAACTCGTTCGCGGTGTGACCATTTCCCATCTTTGCAGATCGGAGTCCCTGTTCCGGAGTATTCGTCGACTAGTTGCTGTGCGAAGTCGATATCCCCGTCAAGATAACTTCTTCCGGGCTCATGATCACTTCTAGAATGCCGTTTCTGTTTATCTTTATTGATAGTTTGTGAAACTTCCCCGGCAGCAATAGAATCTGTCACTATTGTACCAGACTTCTTACTTTTATCAAGCGGATACGGCGGCCCATTGCGAACACCCCACTTTTGGCCTTTGACGCCATGGTGAGCCAGAACGTTGAACCCAAGTCGGCCCCGGAGCTCCCAGAGAATATCTTCCACCGTCGCCCGGGTTTTGGGGTGGAGTTTGATGTAGGCCTGATGATCGTCATACCAGGAGAAGATCTCACTCAGGTCACCTTTCTCCCAGCTGAAGGCCCACCAATCACAAATCATCTCGATAATATAATCGTAGGGCATCTCCAACAGGACTTCGCCTTCACCGGGGTCATCATTGATCAGAACCCAGTGTTGCCAATGGTGGGGATTGCGGTGGATATGCAGCAGCCAAGCATACTGGAAGGCTTGGACAACTGCATAGGAGCGATTGCCTCCGTAGAAGTAAGCATCATAGGCCTTGTATTCATCCGGATTTGATTTAGAGGCGTCGTGCTCAAACTCGGTCTGCCAAGCACTGTCCGGTTGTCCTTCAAATAGCCAGGGCATGTTGGTGCGCAGCCAATCATAGCCTCTTTTTACATTGGCCTTATGTCGCTGTAAATATAAATCATATTCTTGACTCATATGGGCACCTCAATTCTTGATACCAAGTTTCAGTTTTGCTTGCTTTAGAGTAAGCCCAATGAAGTCATTTGGTTTGATGGCAATCGGTGCCTTAGAACGAGAAACGACTTCTCCATACTCCAGAACACCCTGCGTTCCGTCGTCATAGAGAAGTCGCATCCGATCGTTCAAAATATCACGCTGAACCATCTTGATTCGTTTTTGAGCCATATCGGTCCTCCTTATTTAGAATTATATCGTAGCAGCTCCCAATTTTGTGCAAATGACTGCGTAGAAATATAGGGGCAAGATTTTACGGCGTAGAGATTGACTTTCCATTCGACCCATAGGCATCCTCCTTTAATGAAGATGCGGGTATCATAGACTTCACCAGTTCGCAATCCCATAGAGCCATCTTCCCCAATAAATTTCAGTTTCATCTCGGCCGCCTCAGTCATTCTTATCCTCATAGTTGACGGGCTTATGAGAATTCAGATTTATCGGGTTTTCCAGGCACTCATCGCAGGGAGGTTCATTTTCTGGTAATTTTTCATGCTTGCAGGTTTTGCAATACTTGCCGAAATAGACAAGTAGGTCGTTATCTCGGATTGGCATAGCGGTGCCTCTTAAATATCATTGGCACTGCGGTTCTGGCTTTGCTCAGAATTGAACCCATCCGGATACCGCGCCTTGAGCTTATCCGCATTCATCTGAAGAATTGTCTCCAGGTCGTAGCCAATGGCATCAGCGCTAATCGCCAGATACCAAGCAATATCACCCAGCTCTTTAGCCAGATGTTCCCGATCAAACTCATGATCCTGGAAAAGCACCTTCTTCATGATGTCGATGGCCTCGCCGGCTTCACCATTGAGCCCCATAAGCCCCTCCAGAACTCTAATGTAGGGGACGGGATCGGCAACAATGCGGGACTCGGTTCTCAGTGCATGGGACTGGTATTCATTGATGGTCATGGTTGGATTCTCCTTTTCGTTGGCAATTTCGATTTCGTCGGTGTGTTTGCTTTTCAAAGTTTGAGCAGCGAGTTTGGCAATGAGAATCTTTTGGTTGATCGGCTCGACAATCTCGTCCAGAACCTGCTTTTCATACTGTTCTCGCCAAACTTTTTCCCTTTTCCAGAATGGGATCTTATTGACAGTTGCCATCAGATCCAAACAGGTCATGGCGGTGAGCATACCCCAACATCCATCACAGGCTCGCTCATTGCACCATGAAGTGAACTCCTTAAAGGTCAAAATATCATTCCTCCTTTTGGTCATCTCGCTCAACGAAGTAGGCATTTGGGCCATGTTCAATCCGTTCGAACCCATTGGGGAATGTCGGAGCATTGATTGCATGGGAAATCAGGGTAGTGTGTCGACACTCAGGATAATGGCATCGGTCGCCACATTGCTTGCGATCGCACAGGTAAATTTTATCTCCAGATTTAATTTTGGGCATAATGGAACCTCCTATGGTTCGATGATCTTGAGAAAATCGCTCTTCGCCTTTTCCTTGATTTCGGCTAACAGATCCTCTGATGCCAGTTCATGAGACCAAACCGGCCTCCCAAGAAGCTTTTCGATGTATTTGTGGACTTCCCAAAAGTCACACATTAAAATTCCAGTATAGGCAGAAAGAACGACTTTTTCATGTAGCGTCATTACAAAAACCCTCCCTTAAAATATAAAGAAAAGAGCCCACATTTCCGTAGGCTCTCCTCTCATAATACGAGTTGCACTTTCTGCGTATGGCGAATGTTACTCCTCCGGGATGTTCAATTCCTGCACGAGAAAAGAACGCTTCATAAACTTCTCGGCATTTTTTACCATGGGCAGCCCCATTTTTGCGCGGAAGTCGTTCGCCGTAATTCGACCTTTCTGATACATGTCATACAGCTCGTCCGCATCCGGCCAAGGCTGAACGGTGGCAGACATAGCCCCTTCAGGCGAAATATAAACGGAAACAGAACGATCGTGCTTCTCCATAGCCTCATCAATGATGGTGTGAACCTCGTTCCAAAAGCTGATGTGTTTGCTATCCATAAATATCAAACCTCCTTATGTCCCATATGGCGACCGCAATGAGGACAGAGTTTATAAAGCTGATCGGGTGCATTTCCGCCACGAACAGTGGGATGCTTAAACCCACAGTTGGAGCATTTTGCATCATCGATCCGTTTGTCATGATTGCCGGCCCATCCGCCCCAATATTCCCAATAAGCCTGGGGTTTCTCTTCAATCTTTTTCTCGCCTTCCATGACTAAGGCTTGAATGCGAAGATGATTTCCTTCGGGAAATGCCTGGATAGCAACATCATTGATAGAAACGCTATAATGCCCGGCAATAGCAGCACGCATTTCATCGATGCTGAGAATGTAGCCATGTTTCATCCAAATATCACGCCTTTCGATACAAAATTTTTAGATCGTCCATGATAAGTTTCCGAATATATTGGTCAGTCGCATTTGGGGGTACCAGGATCTCACCACAAACACAACCATCAAGACCGTCAATCTTATACTCATATGGAACGCGCTCATCGACCACGACATATTTGATTTCATCTGTCCGATTTGACTCTGTTGGCCCCAATTTCTCAAAATAGGAAACAAGTCTTCTGAACACAGACCCATCGATGGTGTCTGTTTCATTATGAAATCGATAAATTCCGCTTTTTGTAGCGAAAATTGTATGACCTACTTTATCTGTTTCCAAATAGAGTAGATCCTCTTCATGCTCATCCGCAAATACGGCATAGCTTCTGGGTTTTTTCACTAAATATCACCCCTTAAAACATCATCCTTAGGCGTAACATGATTAAGGTGAATAGCACGCATAATGAAAACTTTGCGTAGAACCATAAGAAATCGCCGATCTTATTCATGATCCACCAAGCGACAGGGTGGTTTTCGATCCATTTTTGCTGTCTATTCTTGGAGTTCATAAATATCACTCCTCAATTCCACCGAAATGTTTATTCAGACCCTCATTCGTTTCGGTATTATCCTCTTTGGTATATGCGATTTTGTTTCCATCGACAGTTCGCGTGTAGCCTTTTCGCTCGAATTCATCAATCACGGGATTCGCCTTTTTCCAGTTCGCCCATTTGCTGTACTTATAGAACTGGCACTTCTTACAGTGCTCTTCATCCGAATCGCCGCAATCATAGATGTTGCAGAGCTCGCAAACGGTGACGGAATGCTTCTCTTCCATGATTTTCTTGAGCTGTTCAAACATTTCTTTGTAGTTCTGAAGTTCCTCATGCCCCTTCTGAGGAACTGGAGCAGTAATAAGCTCACTGTACGGCAGGCTTTTGATCCAGTTCATGAAATCCACACGCCACTCGTCCTGCTTATGAAATTTTCGAGACCCTTCCCGAGCAATGTTGGCCAGAACTTCATAGCTCATCATAATCGTCCGTTTCTGGTTATAGCTCGTCGGGAGCAGCTGAATCATCTGCCACCAGTATTTTTTCATAAGTGTCTGCCGAGCCTTTTCGTCTTTCATCGGCTTGGACTTAGTTTCGAGATACTTCCGGCGGTAGAAGTTCAATGCGCGAATGGTATCTTCCAAAATCCCCAACGGAGAAGAGTACGTTCCGCAGTCTTCACAATAGGAGATTTTGTCATCTGTTCCGTAGACTTCATCGAAAGACATCAAATGCTCGTGGCTGAAATCATCCAGTGTGAACTCATGTTTATGGATGCAGTGCATGGTGGAACAACTGTTTGCGACCGTACCCACTTTATAGGTATCGAACTCTTTCCACCAGTACAGCGGGCCAGTAATGTCGACATAGACAACCAGCATCCGCATAAACTTCCGATGGTCTGTGCCAGCATTCCGCAGCCGGGTCATGAGATCGAGGTCGTTCGTTCCCAAATCGAGACAATTCTGACCGCAAGGATTTTGGTTCTTATATGCGCAATCAATGCAAAAGGCCGTCCCAAACCCGATATTGCTATCGCTTTTCTCCCAACTCTCCAAAGGATTCCGCATCCCACGGATAGCATGTTTCCAACCGACTACCTCGGTGTGCTCGAATTTAAGCATTGCTTTCGACTCTCCTAACTTTCAAATTTTCGTCAGCGACATTATGCTCCGGAATGATACTCATGCTTACTAATCGAGCAGAATCGATGATGGTGATGTGATCCTTCACATGCGTCTTAACCCGGGTATAATATCCGCCAACGAAATACTCATTTTGGGGAAGGGCATTCGTATCAAACAGCGATACTTCACAGTTAAGACCGTCCTCGACTTTAGAAATATCAGCATGCCCGATTATTTCGTCAGGGCTGAAATTATAGGTTACAGGTACTTTCTCAGGAAATGTGACCTCACAATCCGAGGCAAATTTTCTGTTGCATTTGTCCACAACATCGAACTTTAAGACTTGACCTTTAAGTCTGAGACCCATCGTTTTCTCCTCTCATCTCAAAATGATGTGCAATTTCATCCAGTTTCCAGATATCTTCGACTTGCCCAAAATAGTGGCCATGAACGCGATAGCATCACAAGCTTCTTTATCCATCATTTCATCCTTTCCAGATCAATTTTTCTCCGCAATATGGACAAAAATTTACATCTTGTAAAATGCCACTATCATACGGATCGCCCGTAGCAGTTTCGATACTAAAACTGTTGAATTTGCGATCGTAGGTGATGAGATTGGAGTCGTGCCATCCGGCCTCACTGTCTTCAACTATATGGTTACAGAAGTCACACATTATTTTCTCCTCTCATCTTTTCATTCCACCGTCTAATCGCATCCGCTTTCGACTTCAATGATCTTGCCGGATATATAGTTTTGCAGTTTGGATTGACGCAGCCACAAATATAAACATCGCCAAAACGCCAGAAACGAGGTGGTTTCCCGCATTTGCAAAGTTCGACCGTATCCATTTGCCCCCCCCCCCTTTTTTTTTTAAACAGGAGCAGACCCCTCTAATCGAATGAACACACCATACTCATTAAAGTTCGGATCACCAAGAGTTGCTCCTGAAAATAAGGCCAACACTTCTTCCATGCTCAAAACAATGGTGCGGTTGCCATAGCAAGATGTGCAGCGCTCACGGTCTTCCTCAGTTTTAATAATCAGCATTGTCTTCTCCTTCTTCTAACTCTCTATAACGACAGACATCTTCTTCTTTGATGATTTTGGCATACGGATAGAAATGGTCTATGGCGTCAAGCTTCATTCGAGCAACCTCGCGGCTACCATGAATATCTTCCCATTCGTACCACCTTCCGTCTACCCAAGATCCGTCATGTTCTAATTTGCAATCGACATACTGGCAGGGGGGCCATGCGTTCCCATGAGATTCTCTTTTCATCTTCGCATTCCACTTTTCGATTGACTCCGCTTTGGACTTCCGCGACCTCTCTAAAGAGATAGTACAATCCGGATTGATGCATCCACACAAATATCCATCCCGCGAATACCAAATATGTGCCGGGCGTCCGCATTTACAACGAACTGCCGCTATTTGCTCATTCTTCATAGATGATGAGAGCACGATCTACGATGATTGATTCCGAAGGAACTCCATTCGTAAACTTGAGCGTCAGGTTCATGCTTTGATACTTGATGTCAATGACCTTTTTGTCAGCGATAAAAGCATTGATCGAGCTTTGAAAGGCCGCGGGGTCATCATTCGATAAAATACAAACTTTCATGCGTTTCCCTCCTGATGATGTTTCGCCATCTCTGCCAACAAGGCATTCTCCTCATCGCAGAACTTGATCTTCGACGGGTCAACCCGCCGGATACCGTCCTTAAACTCTACGATGCCGTAGACCTGCCCAATCTGACCTCCAGGGTGACCGCCCCGCAGCGGGCTCGCGTCTATCACATTAGACCAATGTTCCCAGCAATGAAAATATCCAAGCTCGCCGTTTACCTCACAGAGCCGAGTTTCCCATTTGATTTCACAGTTTAGTCCCGCCATAGTTTTTCTCCTTTTTCAGCGTTAGCGCAACATATCGTTGACGATTTGTTGCACATTCATTTTGAACGCCCCGCCAAAATATCCGGTAGCAATGTTCCCAGCCAGGGCATTCGCGTACTGCTCAATGACAATTTCTCGAACTTTTTTCTGCATATCGTCAACAAGCTGTTCGGCCTGTTTCTTTGCTTGGTCTTTGAAATCATCACGCTCTAAAATATCAGTAATATGCTGTTGGATTTTTCTCCGAGAAGTTGCGCGGTCATTTTGTGGATTGCAGTGCAGCGACGACCATCAAACCATTGGTCTTCGTAAAGGTCGCGAATTGCTTGTTCGGCAAGACGGTTTAAGCGATCCTCATCTATCGATGCCACCGCAAGTCGGGCAATCTCTTCGCCGACATACTTTGAAATATCAACCTGAATCCCATTGATGTTTTCAGTCATCAGTATCCTCCTTCCCACTTGACCCTCTGCTCGAACTGCCGCCCTTATTTCCATACAGCGTGGCGGCGATAAACGCTTGTGTCAGCCGCATGGCCTCCTCTTGGGTTGCTTTAGCGGACAAGGTGCTCCGATAGAAGAGCAGGGCCGTTTCCGCGATCATTCCGATACCATTGATGAACTCCTGGAGCTGCTGCTTGTCCATTTGTATTACCTCCCGTTAGTGCATAAAGAAAAGACCATCCCCAGCAACGAGGATGGTCTAATCGTGTTTCTGTTCAATTTGAGTAGATCTGCTCAAACTCCTCCAAAATATCAAGGAACTCCTGGGGGAGATACTCTGCGGCTTTTTGCCATATATCGTCAGGCACACCGTAATAGGCTCCGGCTATCCCTCCGGCAATGGCCGCAATCGTGTCACTGTCGCCCCCAAGGGAAACTGCAATCCGGATAGCGTCCTCAAAGTCTTCAGACTCCAGAAACGCCTCGATTGCCTGAGGGACAGAGCCCTGGCAGCTTGCATCAAAGCGATAAGTCGGGCGGATTTCGTCGATGGTGAAACCCAAAGTATAGTACCAGGTCTGCACCAACTCCCGAAGAATCTGTTTCGGCAGTGAACTTCGAGCACCAAAAGTGACCAGAGCAGTCGCTTCAGCGCCTTTCATTCCTTCTGGATGGTCATGGCTCACTTTGGTTACTGCGTCAGCCAGATCGATGCATTCCTGCGCCGACTTTGCCACATAAGCCACAGGACTGACCCGCATGGCCGAACCGTTCCCATAGCTCCAATAGGGTTCTGGGGCTCTTTTGTGCAACCACAGGTAAAATATCTGTCCGTACCCGGCGTTAGGATACTTTTGCCCGATCTCCTGCATACACCGGATGGCATGGTTGCTGAGATCGGTATAGTCGCCTTTGCATTCCAGCAAAGCCTTAGCAATAGCCACTGTCATAGCAGTATCATCCGTAAACCGGCATTGGTCCGTGAACAGTTCAAAATCCTTTGACTTGTGGTTATGCCGTTCAAACCGGGAGCCAATGATGTCGCCGATAATTGCTCCGAGCATGTACTTTCACCTCTTGTCCAGTAGAATATAATAAGGCAGGGTCACTTGTCAATTTCCAGAATGTGTGCCGCGATCATGTCGGCCGTATGCGTCCAAAGCACGTTCGGACACTCATGAATAGCCCGGGTATAGTCATTCCACTCCTTTTGATCCACAAAGGCGCCCATGTGATAGCGGATACACAGGATTTCCTCCATCGTCAGCTGCAAATACTGGGAGAGCAGTATGACAGATTTATCACCATGTCCCTTGAGCAGCGTATCGGGCTCATACTCCCAGCGGCTTTCATCGACGGTACGAAATTCTGCACCTGCCGCCGAGTAGAGCGTGTCTCCAAAAGGATGTCGATATTGGTCCTGCTTACAAATATCATGGAACATGCCGATGATGTACGGGGATTCGGGACGCTGCCACTCCAAGTCATTATCGTGGGTGAGAGTGACCAATGCGGAAGTCACATTGCGACTATGGTCAAACAAACCGCCTTCGTAGGCGCCATGATACTTTGTGCTCGCCGGCGCAGTAAAGAACCCGCCCTCTGTCAGTTTCTCAGCGATGTCCTGCGGAAACAGATGCAGAGCAGGTGCCATGCGATCGCGAAAAGCGCGAATGCGGTCTTCAATGCTGCCAAAACCTGCTTTACGGTTAGATTTTTCATTCATCGTTATTCCCCTTTATCAATCGTAGCTTTCTTGTTTTCCAAGTTCTCGAAGCTGAACAAAAGTCGGGAACTGGAGGCTACGAAGACCTGTTCGGCGATCATAGCTTTCATCCTTATACTTTACCTCGATAACACGACCAATTAAGTTCAGGCCGTCGTCCCAAAACTTTTTTCGCTGATCATCTGTCATCCCCGAACCAACCCGTAAGTAGTTGTTCTTATAACGGACAACAAATGCACCCAAAGTTCCGGACAGACGACCGGCCCCTTCTTCAAGATCTACAATTTCGAGGTCTACGGTATAGAACTGTTTCACTTTGAGGATACCATTATGACGCCGTGTGAAATATTTGCAGTTCCGATTCAGCATCAGCCCCTCTTTGCCTTCAACAATCATGCGGTTTAAGCATTTAGAGATCATGGACATGTCGTTCCCGGTATATAACACATCCACAATACGAAGATTTGACAAGTTTCGCCTCTTTATCCTTTGCTCCAGATCTTTTAGCTGCTCTAAGCGATCTCGATACCGCAACTTACTCTCGCCGCGAAGAAACTCAGCCTTTGGCAAAATATCAAAGATCACCAGTTGAATTTGCCGTTTATCGCCATCCTCCTGGCTGAGCATTCCGGTCGTTAGCCGGAAGTTTTCATTGTCGGAGACATGCTCCGCATTTTTACGAATCAGCTCCCCGTCAATAACCCACTCGTCTGAATTAGGGATAAGCTGTTGGATATCTCCCAAAATGTGTTCCAAACCGATGAACTCTTTTCCTTGTCTGCTGATAAGCTTTCCCTCGAAGTAAGTTCCACGAACCCCATTTAGTTTCTGGCTTAAACTGAACCACTCGTTTTCATTCATCTTCAATTTTCCGATTTGATAGGCTTGCTGCACTTCCCACTGGGGGATGAACTCATATCCGAATGCGTCATTGACAGTTTTGGCGTCACATCCGATACGAATGGTTTTTGCGATGATCCCGATATAGAACATCCGCAATTCGGGGTTCACATCATCCAGATAGGCTTGGGTATTTGCCAAAACATCATCGGAGCCCGTGTGATTTTTCCGAACATACGTCATCAACTCATGAAACGAATGGAAGTGAACTGATTTTTCGACGGACACAACTTTTCGGATTTTCTTCTCAGAAATGCCTGTAACAAAGAAGGGGTTCAACAGATAGTCTAAGAATTTTTTGACGTTTCCATCATCGCGCTTTTCAGCCAGGAGTTGCTTTTTAACCTTGATGGAAGGCGTATTGGCCAGTAGATCAAAGAACTTCTTTACTTCGAGGTCGAGCTGTTGTTTCAAAATGTTTTCCTCCTTTCTTCAAAATATAAAAGGAGACGTTCGGTGTCTCCCTCCATAATACAACCTGAAAATTACGCGGCCATCGGCATCGGCTTTGTGGCCCAGCCTACGAACTTGCCTTCATTGAAGTTCTTCTTCTTGGAAAGAGCCTTGCTGATGGCAAGGTCGATTCCGGAGAAACTCTTCAAGTGATAGTAGTTTAAGTCTCGATATGGCGTGGTCAGCCGGTCAATCCGTCCAGCCGCCTGCGTCGCCACCTTGTAAGAATATTGCTGTGAGTAAAATATAATGGTGTCCGTAGTGATACAGTTCCACCCCTCACATCCGGCGGTGTATTGGACGAGGTACACCCACTTGTCTCCGGTGGGGATCTCCTGATGCTTGTGTCCATTCCACTCCGCGATCTCTGTCCCCTCCGGATACCCGAGAGAACGCAAAATATCCAATTCGTAGTCATAACTGTAAAAGATGATGGCTTTGGGGTGATCCTCCAACAGCTCCAATACCGCAACTGCTCTGGACTCGTCCGAATTGGTTACTCTCCGAAGTGCCATGCACAATTCCGCCGCCGTTTCAATCGGCCGATCCTCCCATGGGTTCCATCGGCTCCGCATGATATCTTTGTACTTGGAAATATCATACGAGACCCTGACATCTTCATGGTGGGAAACCGTTTGGCGCTTGAAGTCCATGGTCACCAGGATCTTATCCCGGAGCCGAATCAGCCGGCCGGTATTGCGGTAGCTGTCGATCTTCGGATACTTGGCCCGCCAGTCATAGATCACATGCTGATCCACAAAGTCGGTCTTATTGCGATAGAACCCATTGGCAATGAAGACTGGAATATAATCCTGCCAGGTGTCGCCAGGCGTGGCCGACAGCAGTATCCAGTCATTGGATTTGACGATTTTGAGGAATGCCTTGGTCCAGGCTCCATAGCCAACCACCCGCTGCTCGTCAAATATAAAGAAGGCGTTCTTGACGTCCACATACTTGGTGATGTTGTTCCAGGAGTCAATGACCACTTTATTCTTGTAGTAATTGGCCTCTGGAGTGGGGGAGATCAGGAATGGAGCCAGGTCACCCTGCCATTCACAGGTATCCCGCTTGCGCGCTGTGGTGATGATATAAAGGTCCCTGGGGTTCTTCATCGGAATGTAATCGTCCGTACCCAGCTGACCACCCTCTTGCAGATAATAGTAGGCGAGGCCGGTCCTGGATTTGCCAGAGCCGACCCCGCCGCAGAGAATGCACCCATTTTTCATCCGGTCCAGGGCTTCGCGCTGATAGTCATAAAGCTGGATCGCCACAGGGCATCACTTGTCCTCTTTCTCCAAATAGACGATTTTTCTGTTCATCATTTATCCTCCTTGAACAGTTCCGTAAATTTGTGAATCATTCTTCTTGTGTGCCACACATCGGAGAAGTACATAGGCGTAAACCAGTAGTTCTCCATACTATCGCCATAAGTCATCGGCTCAGTGAGGGCATTGCCAACTTTAACGTAGCCGGCCACTCCGAGCAGAGAAATTTGGATGTAGCACATCAGCGCTACCAATTCCTCAATATCCTGTCCAATGACCAGAATGTGGTTCTGAAAGTTCAGCCCCGCATCCTCCAATTTGCGGCGGGCGGAATTGATCGCCGCGATCAGGTTTGCACCCGCGCCGCAGCAGCAGTCATTGATGGACACATATCCTAGATCCTCAACTTGCTGGACAAGGTCGCCCATTGTGACGTCCGCCATCAGCTGGCACACATGGTATGGTGTAAATATCTGTTTCAGCTCCTCATAGTCGAGGCGCAGATCCATGAACATCTCGCCGAGGAAGTCCTGCTCCGGGTTCTCGTCCAAAGCCATGACCACATCGGCATAGAGTTCAGGGAATATATGCTGCTGAGATTTTTCGTATTTGTTGATAGTATCCAGATACCGTTTCTCCCGTTCCTCATAATGGGATTTGTCCACGGTGTTGGACATTGCGCAGGCCGACATGACGATGAAATCTCTCCAAATATCAATCGGACGACGCTGAGGGGAAAGCAGCTGCCGGAATTTGGAGCGAAACTCATCATAATGCTCGCTCTTTCGCGTTGATGGCCTGACTGGAATATACTCCTTCTTGATGGGGCGAGCCGACTCCAGCATCTGCACAATCGGTGTTGTCGCTTGCTCCACTGGGGCCGTCGGAACAGCCATCGGCGGTTTCCAAGGCTCCTCCATGGGTTTTGTCCACGTCTGTACCCTCGGTTTCGACTGAGAAGGCTTGGAATGTTTCTTGGATTTTCCCTTCCGGGTATTTTTCCAGAATGGTTTCATCCCGCACCCTCCGTTTCCCGGACTTGCTCAAAGCCGGAAAAGATTGCTGCCCCGATTTGCCGGCTATCCCCAAAACAGTTGTGAGCAAGAGAGTAAGGAACCTGCTTTCTCAGATTCGGTGATTTGAAAAAGGGGTTCGCTGCTCCGATGCAAATAACCTCGACTTTCTCGTCTGATAGTTCGATCGGAGTCCGTAACTCCTTTGGCATTTCAATTTTTCTGATAATTCCGCCACATGCCATACAGCGGTACATAGGTAAATACTTAGCCACGATTTTCTCCTTTCGTGCGTAAAACGCTTACGGATATACTCCGTCTTCGGTTCGGAAGAGGCCAATGACCTCCTTGTCGATAAACTCTGCCGCGATGCCGAACACATTCCGCATCTTTGCATCAAAAGAGGTGCATGCATAGCCATAGAGCTTTAGCGCAAACCGATAGGCGACGTCTTCAACGGGATTGTCTGGATCTTCCACAATAGCTTTCGCCAACTCCGAAATTGCCCATCTCTGGATACATCGTTTCTCAAATTCCGTCTCTTTGTCTTGAGCATGCCGGCGCACCATCAAACCTTCTTTGATGTTGTTGCGTAAATTGTGTGGCTCGGTATAATCCAAAAATGCGTACAGTCCATCGACAAACGCTTGACGTTCGTACATAGTGATACCTCTGTTTCAGGGGGGGGGTAAGGGAGCGCCGGCTATCTCCTTATTCACCGACGCTCCCATGGATATTTACTCCTCCGGATACTCTTCGCCAGCGTACTTCTCGGCGAACTCGTCCTCTTCGATGGTGACGTACATAGAACGCAGATAGGCCTTAACGCCCCGCTTTTCGTTCTTGGTGCCTTCCTGGATGACCCAGTTGTAGGGGCGGATGGTCAGATCCACATTCCGGATCTCCGCAAAATCGAGGACGTCGATGGACTCCTCGTCCAACTTGGTCTTCTTCTTTCTCCGCTCGGGGATCATGTAGACCGTGGGCGGGATGTTCTCAAAGCTGACCGCCACCTGAAGATAGTACCGGGGCTCCTCACCCTCCTCGCGGGGAGGACGCTCCCGAATGTTCCAGCCGTCATCCGCCAGTTTCTGGGCGTCCTGAGGATCGTCGATGTAGACGCAGAAGTTGCGCTGGCCGGCACGGTTGTACTTGCTTTCCCGTCCGGAAAAGTTCCGGAACAGCAGGCGGGCATTCTCGATCACGAGGTTGTCATTCACTCTGGGGTTAGCCATAATCAAAATCTCCTTTTCAATTCTTTGATTTCTTCTTCGAGTTTCTCAATGCGCTTGATAAGACGGCCCTCATAGGCCATAGCCAAGAAAGCCATCAAAACTGCCAATACGACATTGACCACACACCAAAACAGGCGGTCTGTGGCGGCCGAGATGAAGGCAGACAAAACATTGAACCAAAATATAATCAGAAGAATGGTCATGCCTGTCACCTCACGTCAAAGGGCGTCGTGTCATTCTCATAGGGTTCTCCAGCGCTGAACCAGGGAGGGGTATCGTCCTCAACTTTCACATAGGGATCGTCGGAAACAAACCACTCAAAATCGCCATACTTGGAAATATCTGCAACCGCGGCGTCCACCATGGCGTCGTAGTAGCCCCGGTCAATGCCGTCCTCCTTTTGGAGTTGCTTGACCATTTCGGACTCCAGCCAGCGATAGCCCTTGGCGCCGCCGGCAGAGGCGTAACCCTTCTCTCCGGTCTTCTTGTCCACGACCTCCCGCAGCAGCAGACCACCGTTGCAGCCGGGTTTCATGGGACAAAAAGAGCCGACCTTTCCCACGAAAATATAATTGTGGCCCTGCTCGATCTTGGCCTTCAGATCCGCAACCACCTCTTCATAGTCGAGAGGATACTGCCCATGCTCGTCCGGCCACTTCTTCCGCAGAGTCTCCAGCTCCTTCTCATATCCCGAAACGTCCGGCAAGGTTTCATTCGTATCCAAATATAATGCGCTGGTGACCGACTTGGTCTCACACATGTCATCGAACACGATCTCCTCCTTGGAGAACAGTTTCTTGAACACATAGGGAATCTGGAACTGAGTGCCTGTGGCCGTCCACTCTCCGGGGTGCTTTCGGATGTCTCCCGGAATATAACCGTAAGCGTTCTGACACTTCTCCGCCGTGGCATACTTGGCGATGTAGACGGCATTGTTCACCAGACACATGCGGTCATAGGTAGCCTCATGCTCAAAGACATAGCCGTACTTTTTGCCGTAATCCATAACGAACTGAATGATCTCCGGTGTCGCATCTGGGATCTTGATGGAGTCCGTCTTGATGTGGGCAACAGTAAAGCCCCGTTTCTGGACCTCATGCTTGAGGTTGACCATGAACAGGGCTCCGCGCTTGGCGACGATATTATCTTTGTTGCGGGTATCCCGGAAGGGATTCTCGAAGTTGGCTGAGGTCAGACCATAGACCGAGTTGATGGCGATCTTCAGTGCCTGAGCCAGAGCGTCCGCCGAACCCTCGTCTGTCAGATACTTGGCCAAAGCGCCATTCAGCATCTTCTTGGCCTTGTCGAAGTTCTTGTGCTTGATCTCCACCCGGGCGTCCTTGATCTCCTGAAACCGCTTGGTGTACTCCGGGCCGAACAGCTGCTCCGCGATGATGCTGCTGGGATGCATGGAGGCAATGTCCAGCAGAGCGATGTCGCCGTACATACCAGGCTCTGCATAGACATAACCGCCCTCGCCCACCTCCTCGCCCCGGTAGATGGACTTACCACCCTCGAACTTATAACCAGGGAAGATGGGACGGCCCTTCTTATCGAAGACCGTGAATTCATCAAACTCCGGCTTGCCCATGGTGAACGGTAAATCCCTATCGGGATCGTCGATTTGGGTCACGTCGCCCATGTTCCGGTAGTTGAACTGGTCCTGAGGGTGCTTGTTGCCGCCAAATATAATTTTGGTGGTCAGGGAGTTGGTGGTGTCGTTCACCGTCATGCCCGCCACATCCGCCAGGATCTCCCGAGCCACAAAGTCGGCTTTTCGGGCGTTGAATACCGCCTCTGTGGCGATCACATCGTTGTCGCAGTATTCCGCGACCTTCTGCCACATACTCTCCGGCACCGGCTGGTCCCAGGGAAGACCCAGCTCCTGATGGTGAAGTCCCAGTTCAATCTCCCACTTCTTCAGGCTCTGCTTGACGGAGCAGAAGTCATACACGTCCGTATAAGAGACGTTATACGCCTCCCCAAAGAAACAGTTGTTGCTCCGGGCCTTCTTCTCACTGCTGATGATCTTCTGGGAGAGATTGTAGAGCTGTTCATTGGTGTAGCCCATCAGTCGGGCGTACAGGATATGATTGTCGTACCTCCGGCAGTTGAACCCTACCAGACGGAACTTCATCAACTCCTCAATTTCCGTGGGCTTGGGATTGATCATCCGCACCACAGTCTGACCAGGGCCTTCGATTTTCCAGTTCACCAGGAACAGGTTTGGGAAGACCTCCACGTCGTAAAACACTAACTTGGCCTCGTCATTTTTCACCGCGGGGCCGTCTTCGGCGGATTTGAACGGCATCTTGTTCACCAGTTTGATGCAGTATTCCGCCTGGTTGGTGCTGTTGGCTGCGAAGGCCAGGACGGCGTTGCGCATGTCGGTCACGTCATAGGTCAGACCGCTCTCATATGCATCCGTCAAAATCTTGTAGATAAAGTCGATTGAGGGCTTAGTCGCCGGATGGATCTCCTTATTCAAATTTCGCTTGATCTGAACTCTAAGCCCTTTCTCGCTTTGAATGACTTTGGAATTTACCACGTTGTTTTCTCCTTTCAACGGTAACCCAGAGCTTATCGTAGCGATAGGCAGGTCGTTGCATTTTGACAGTTTGCGGCGTAGCGAACTGTTTCCGGTGAACACCTTGACCTCGATGTGGTCATCATAGATCCGGCTCAACCGGGTAGGGTCTCCGGAATAAATATAATGCAGGTGGATGCCGCAGCCGCTCTTACTCACCTCCGCATAGGTCGCCGGCCACTTGCTCGCCTCCTCTAAATTCCGTTCAAAGGATTTTCCACCCTTCTCGTCCGGAATATCAAAGTCGATGACGATGTGGTTCTCCGGCACTTTGACATAGTGAAGTTTTGTGGTGTCAAGGGAGGACAGCTTGGTGGTGACCTTCTCCCACTTTCGCCGGGGCGTGCCCTCGTCATTGGCATACTGGGCCAGACAGTCGGCGCAATCCCGGTCGAATGTGGAGGCCTGCCCCTCCATAAAATTGATGGTGGGATGGGGCGGTTTCTCAGCCGTCGGCTTTTCCTCCGAAGCCTGCTCCTCAAACTTTTCCGTCCGAAATCCACTGTAATAGTTCCGCACACGGGAGCCATCTCCCAGGCTGAACCGCTCCTCGTAGCTCCGGAAGTAGTTCTTCAGCTCCTCCTTAAATATCATGCGGGAAACCGGGTAGGGCACCTTGGCGTCATCGCAGTAGGTCTTATACATCTCCCAGGCCGACTTCAGCGACACCCCATCCTCTTTCTTGAACACATGATAGGAATCCACCACGAAGTTGTAGAAATCATTGGAGGCCCCCATCATGGAGATAGGAATATAATCGTCGTAGTAGTCCGGGTCCTCCAGATACACCTCCTGGCAGTGATAGGCAATGCCGCCCAGTTCAAAGGGGATCTGCTTGGTCAGCGTCCGGTACTCCGCCGGGGGCACCTTGTCTCCCGTGGGGGTCACATCGATCAACCGCCGGATGATGCCCGACTTGGCGTCCGTGATCTTCACAGGCTTGTTGGTGCCCATGATCAGAAATGCCTTGAACCGGTTGGAATAGGCCGAACGAAACTTTTCGTTGACCGTCATCATCTCATGGGAGACCAGGCTGTTGATCCGGGTGTTGTCCTCAATACGGGAAAGGTCACCATCATGCTGGATCGCCACCAGCGGATTGGACCGGAATGCCTCCAAAGCGAAAGCGTTGCTGGAGGAACCCAAATCCTTGGCATTGAAACTGGTGTAGTAGCCCTCGAAAAGCTGCTGGATCACATTGATGATCGTGCTCTTTCCCGTTCCCACCGCACCGTAGAACACCAGGAATTTTTGAATCCGCTTGGACTCCCCGGAAACGATGGCCCCGATGCTCCACTCGATTTTGTGGCGCTCCTCGGGAGAATATAATGTGGACACCAGCTTGTCCCACGCCGGAGTATCCCCAGGTTCCAGAGGATAGGGCAGGGACTTGCTGGCATAATCGCGCTTTCCCGCTTTTGTGTTGGAAAATATCAGTTTTTCGTCAAGCATGTGGAACTGGTCTTTCATCTGTTTCTGGCAATACTTGTGCCAGGTGTCGATCATACCAGTCTCCGCGTCCCACATATGCAGGACGCGAACAGTACCGTCAAAGCGCTTGCGGTTCTCTTCTGCGTATTGGTCCAGTTCACGGTCGATCAAGTCGACCGCGTCCTGTTCATCAGTCGACCATATTCCCCGTTCGTCAATCCATATTGCATAGAAGTCGCCGCCTCTGATCATGAGGTCGTTACTTTTCTTGATGATAAACTTGGGATAGATCTCGATGACACCGCGTTTTCCGCTGCGCGTAGAAATCATCAAGAAGTCCAGCATTGGGCCGATTACTCTCCTTCACCATACTCCAGCTTTTTCACCCTGACGGAAAGCTGATAGACCTCTTCCTCCTGCTTCCGCCGCTCCATCTCCGCCCATATCGCATAGCCAAAGGCGGCGATGGCGAGCACGGCGATGCTGCGGTTCCTCCGTGTCAGCTTGGTCAGCCGCTTCTCCAGGACACGGCAGTTGTGATTCAGCAGCTCCGTCAAGTCACCCAGGGTGCTCACCGGAACAAATTGCCCTTTCTTGCCCATCTCAAATGCTCCCTTCTTTAATGATTTCGCTGAGGTAGTAGTTCATCTGATACCAAATCTCCGTGCGCCGCATGTCACGGCCGTTGTTGACGGTGAAGAGACCGCCCTCGCCATTGCGTTCGTACCCTCTGTCCAGGAACCGTTCCAGGGTTTCGTCGACAAAATATCTGTCGAATTTCCGGTCCTCCATACCGCCGAGCCCCAGGCTCACCAGCATACTCCAGAACCACTGTCCGGTCCGGTCGCCCACATCGGGATCATCCATAATGTGCTCCTCACACCGAATGGAGAGGGCGATCATCATCTCCAAAATACTGCACGGCCGGTCGTCCAGATAGGACGCAACCATGGCGTCAGAATACAAGTGCTCGCGACCGAACCGATATCTAAGGTCGATGCCGTCTTCGGCCCGGTTGCCGTCCATCGGAATCGTATAGGTAAATTCCGTATCGTACAGCCGGCTAAACAGCTTACGATAGGACTTGTTAGAATATCGGTCATCGACCACGAGCTGATACATCCAGTCAAAATACTGGTCAATCAGTTCATCCCGGGTCAAATGTCAGACCTCCCTTTCAAATCTTCGGAGGAAGGGTGCTGCGGAACTCCGCATAACTGCGAAGATCTCTGAGGATCTCATAGTCGCACCGCTTGGGGTCACTTCGGACAAAGACAGAGTCCTCTTCATACTCTCCGAAGTGGTTCAATGCATCACCGACGATCTCCTCCGGCTCGTCGATGATGACGCCATTCTCGTCGGACAGGATGCCGTCGTCAAAATAGGTCAGGCTGATCTGGGTGTATCCATCCATCTCTCCAAACTCCTCCGGGGAGATGACATAGGGCGCCTCCACCTCATGCTCGGGCGGTTGGGGTACCGAAGTCCTGGAATACTGAATCCGATTGACCATCTTGGCGTAGTCATTCAAATCGCCTTTTTCCTGATGTTTACCCGACGCCACAATAGTCTGGGGCGTCTCCGTTTCAGCAGTGTCATCCGAAATTTCATGGAGCCTCTTGTACTCCTTGAGGTCGGCGATCTCGTTCATCAACTTCTGCTCCCGCTTATGGAACGCCTCTTTGATGGAGAAAATATCATTTTCCACCGCGTCGTCATACCGTTTTTGGAGTACGGTGAAGGCCGCAACTCCACCAACAGCGACCCCGGCGAGAAACGCCAGGGCAGTTCCAAGTTTACTCATTGTAGTCATCCTCCTCGTCCCGCACGCTCATCACCGTAATGGCAAGGCCCCCGAACAGCAGTGCTGCGCTGATCAGGAGCCCTCCGGTAATGTGGCGTTTCCTTCTTGTGTTGACCGCGTAGTCCAGCATGGACACCAGATTTGCAAATCTCTCCATGCTCACTGCCTCCCGGACGAAAGAATGGTGACGCCGCCAACCAGGCAGAGCCCTGACACGGTCGCCAGGGCGTAGGACAGCAAGGTTTTGAGACAGTTTTTCATGATATGCGCCTCCTTTAATCATAACTGGAAAAATAATGCGCCCCGACCTGGAACTTCGGGACGCCATAGGAATGGTAGTGGCCGGTGCGGAAGAAGACCACGTCGTAATCTGTACGATTCTCCAACTCCTCACGAACCAGCTGCACCAGCTCGTCCTTCACATAACAGCGGGTGATGCGATCGCCATACATGCCGGCAAACTGGTTCTTTTGATAAATCACATCGTAAATCGTGTCGGGGAAATGGGGATCGTCCACCCGGTTCAAAATGACGTCAATGACCAGGCGCTGTCCATACTCACACTCTCCCTCGGCCTCCGCCATGACGCAGAGGGCAATCAGTTCGATCTCCTCCTGCGTCACCGAAGGCGCCGGCGGTTCCTCAGGTTCCTGCTCCACGACGACTTCCTTTTCCACCATCGGCTCCGCAGCGACGGCCTTCTTGACAGAAATAGATTCCAAAATATCAGTCTCCTGGATAGGCTTGACGCTGTTGACGGCCACGGCCTCGTATGTACCCTGCGGTTCCGCGGCGGAGACCGGCTCCTCACTGGAGAAAGCCATGCCGGTCAGCGCCATCGCCGCGACCAATATTGCAAATATCAGTTTTTTCATGGCTCAGCCCTCACAGGGTCTGGTGGGTAGCCAGGGCGTCGGTGATGTCGCCCACCACATTGAAGTCCAGAATAAAGGAGCGCTCATACCCGTTCACAAAGTCCACGGCCTTTTCGCGGCACACCTCGTAGATACCAAAGTCCACAAAGTTATCCCCCATGGGCTCCTTGGGGTCATAGATCCAGCCGACAACGGCGCCGGCCTTGGTCAGCGGGAATCCCAGCATCTCGTAGACTTCGTTGAGGAACAAGTGGCCGCGGGACTTGAGCCGGTCGTTGGCCTGAGCCTGCCGGGCCAGCAGATAGAATTTGTTCTGCTCAGCATCCTTCATGTAGGCAGAGTGCCCCTCGTCGAAGATGCGGGCATAGGGGCTGTATTTGGACGGGTCCCAACCTTCGTCCGCTACATCCACGGTCTCCTTGACCTTCTTCTCCTTGCCATTCTCGTCTACCACAGTGGTCTCGATTTCCTTGGCCTTGATGTTGTACCGGAGTTCCTTCTCCACCTGCTCGCCAAAGCGCTCCAGCACCCGGCCGCGATAATCCTTGAAGGACTGGTCCAGCGTCGCATAGGCCGCAGCCAGCGCCATGTTACGCTTTCTCAGGATCTTGTGGCTGGTGAGGATGCAGGTGATAGAGGCCGCGCCCAACAGAATGGCAGGGGCATACAGCTTTACATACTGGAACCCGGTGTGGGAGTAAACCTGGATACGGTCGTTGCGGGCATCCTCCTGGGTATAGGTCTCGCCCGCCTGAGTCACGCCGGACTCTTCGGCATTCTGAATGCGGTCAATGTCCTCGCTGGTTTTTTCGGCGACCTTCAGAGCCTTGGGGGTGGCCGTACAGGCCATGACGGCGCTCACTACCACGCCGACCACGCCGGCGACGACCAGAATCTCCGGGCTCTTCTTCTGGAGCTGGAAACCGATCCGGTTGAAAGTCAGGTTCACAGACTTGACAAGTTCGTTCTTCTTCATGATCAAATGTCCTCCTTAGAGAATGATTTTGCAATGGATTTGTAGATTTTTCCGACGTTTTGGAGGTTTCCGTTGAACTCCTCCAAAATATCATCGAGCTTATCGTCAAACTTCTCGGCGATTTGCTCTTTGGCCTTCTGCACGACCTCTTTTCTGAGGCGGCCTTCGTCAATTTTGGCCACGTTCTTTGCGATTTGGTCGGTTACCCCGTCCGAAATCGCGTCATAGTGCTCTTTCACGACGGCGCCGACCCGGGATTCGATCTCCCGCTTGACGTCGTCCATCACCTCGTCCGTAGCCCGCTTTACCGCGGAATAGGACTCCCGGTCTACCGCGCGCTGCACCGCCTGATCGATGACCTTAGCCGGAATATCCACCTCGGTATCATTCGCCAGCCGGTCAATGCTGGTGTCCAGCTTTTCGCAGACTGTCTTCATCTTGGAGTGGACGCCAATGGCGTAGCCAACACCCAGCAATCCCAGGATACAGATGCCGACGCCAACAAAGGAATCCGCATTGAGTTTCATGGCAATCCTCCTTATTAAGCCGATGTTGCGTTCAGCGCCGTATTGGATGCAGTGGCGGCGACTTCTAAGGGCATTTCCGTGACAAGCTCTCCGCCACAGGCCGCATAACCCGCCAAGTCCACAAAGGAGTCTTCCGTTCCGCCGCCAGACTTGATGCGGGCGACCTTCAGCAGCGCCATCATCATAGCTACGTCACTGGCCGAGAACTTGACGCCTTTGTAGACCGACCAGAAGTCGGCGATAGTCTGAAAGTTGTTTTCCGGAGAGCCGTAGTCCTGCTCCCGCTGACCGCAGACACACTTCTCCGCAGTGTGCAAAATATCCGCTCGTTTCATTCCTCTTCCATCTCCCTCATATACTCGTGGTACTCGGCATCTGTGGCGAACAGCATCCACTTGCCGTTGACCATACCCTTGTATCCACAGGAAATCGTGTATCCGTACATGGTTCACGCCTCCTTAATTGATTTGAACCGCCCTTGGAAGCCGGATCAAATAGCCTTCCGACGTCCGTACCACCTTAGCCGCTTGAATATCCGTCCAGCCATAGCGGTTCGCCGTATAATTCCGGCAGGTGACGCCGGCCAGGTCGTAGAGATCTGCCACCGAGGCCACATCATACTTGGCGATGGCCGACTCCAGCTGATCCAGCACTAAGTCAGCATCCCCCCGGGTTTCAAATATAATGTCGTCATAGTCGTATGCGACCGCCGCCCTGGGACGTCCGTACTCTCTCCGGTCATCCCGCCTGTCGTCGTAATACTTCTGATAGGCGATACGGGAACC